ATGATTAGAATATGTAAAAATTTTACACCAACTGTTAACGCTAAACGTTCATCAATTAACATTAAAGATGCTGATACATCAAAACGCGTTTTTGATATACTGCATATTTTAGAGCCGCTTCAAGGTGAATCTATAAATAAGACTTTTGATCCAGAATCATATAATTTATGCGAAGAACTATATGAAATTGTTCGAAAAACTGGTTTAATTGTTAAACCTACAGATCATCTTTACTTCACAGAATTAGTTAAAAATGTAAAATACTGGCACATTTACAGGGAAATTGAAACTGTTAGAAATCCTGAGTTACTTGAAGATATTGATGATGAAACCTATTTTGATTACACCGAATACTGTGATGATTATTATATAGAAACAGTTGGCTTTGAATAGATACTTGATTTAACATAATTAAAAAGGCACCTGACTTTAATAGGTGCCTTTCAAAAATTGTCGATCTACTTTAATTTCAGTTCCATCTTGAAATTTTACAATACAGTTGTTATCAATATTTACTATTATACACTCTATAGTATTACACCACAGTGTATCGTCAAATTCAGCGATTGGTACTTGCTCTTCGATATTCTTTAAGAAATATTGAATCTCATCTTTTCTTATCTGTTTATCTAAAATTTCCTCTTTAATTTTACATAATTCACTCTGTAACCTTTCATACTTAAATACTAGTTTATTGTAACTTTCTTCATATCTTTTTTGATCTTGAACTTTTTTACTGTTATCTGCAATGCATAGATTTATATTTTTAACAATCGTATTTATTTTTTCTTCCAAGTTCTCTTTTTCAGATTCAAGTTCTTCAGTATTTAAAACTGACTTTATAAAATAAATACCTTCATCTTGTATAGTTTTTTTCTTTTTAATAACTTCATTTATGACTTTTATAAATATCTCTTTTATTTCTTCTTCACATATATGCGGTGTTTCACACTTTACTTCATTCTTAAATTTCTCATTACATTGCCAAATAGTTTTTCTATATTTGCTATTTGAGTGCCATAGTTTCGAACCATAATTAGCACCACATGAACCGCACTTTATTCTACTTGAAAATATACTTACACTGGAGTGCTTATATTTATCTTCAGATTTTTTCTTTAATAATCTTTGTACTCTTTCAAAAGTTTCTCTAGGTATAATCGCTTCATGGTTATCTTTAATATAATATTGCTCTACTTCACCCTCATTTTTTTTAGCTTTTTTAGTTAAATAATCTACTGTAAAAGTTTTTTGGAGTAAAGCATCTCCTTTGTATTTTTCATTAGATAAAATACTCTTTACAGTTCCATGATACCATTGTTCTTTCCCTCGAGGTGTTCTTATTCCTTCTGAAGTCAATATACTAGCTATTGATCCTATATTATACCCTTGTAAAAATAAGCTATATATTTTTTTAACAATTTTTGCTTCTTCTTTATTTATAGCCAAATTACCATCTTTCCCTTTATCATAACCCAAAAATGTTTTATATGGTACACTCACTTTACCATCCGCAAATCTCTTTCTCTGACCCCAAGTACAATTTTCCGATATCGATCTACTTTCTTCTTGTGCCAATGAACTCATTATAGTTATTAGTAACTCACCTTTAGAATCAAGTGTCCAGATATTTTCCTTTTCAAAGTATATTTCTACACCTTTTTCTTTTAGTTTTCTTACTGTCGTTAAACTATCAACCGTATTTCTAGCAAATCTACTTACACTTTTAGTTATTATCAAATCTATCTTACCTTCAAGAGCATCGTTTACCATTGACTGAAATCCTATACGTTTTTTAGTATTTGTTCCAGATATTCCTTCATCTGAATACATACCCGCAAACTCCCAATCACTACGACCTTTTATATAGTTTTCATAATAATCTATTTGTGCTTCATAACTTGAAACCTGATCTTCATGGTCTGTCGAAACTCTAGCATATGCTGCAACTTTTATTTTATTTACTTGGTTTATAGACGTTTGACTAAACTTCTTTATCGTCGCAGGTATTGTTGTTACTTTCTTTTGCATTGTTTTTCTCCTTTTTATTTTTCCATACTTCAATCATTCTACGACTACATTTTTTTCTTTCTTCTTCTGTATATTTTCGACATTTTCTCCGGCTTATTACTAATTCTTTTTTTACAACTCCTCCATTTTTTAATTTAAATGTCACCTCGTTTTCCTTAACAATTATACAATCAATGTTTTCCCTCATTATTTCTTTATTAAATCTTTTCAATCCTAAAACTTCACATACGCTTTCTTTTAATATAATCTCAGGAACACTTTTCCTTTTACTTCCGGTTTTTTTACATCTTAAAAATTGTTCTCTGCAGATCCACGTTTTTTCTCCGTAATGCGATGTGTTTCTTGAAAAATATTTACCACAATAACCACATTTTATAATATTTGTAAAATCACTAATTGGAATTCCCTCTTTTGCATATAATGAATATTTTTCTGAACGCCCACTCTCCCAATTTTTCTTAGGTCCTAAATTCAACTTAGTCTTAACTAATTTTCCGTCATAAAACTTTATATTTATTTCATCATCATTCATGACTATAATTTTTTCAATCTTTTCTTGAAATATTTCATTATCAAATTTTTTTAGTCCTAATACTTCAGCTATACGTTCTTCTAACTTCTCTTCTGGTAGACTTCTACTATCACAAACTTTTCTCCCTTTCTTATCCGCCCTTCGACACAACCATCTATAATTTTTCTTTGAAAAACAAATAGTTGTTTTTCTTCTGAAATTACATTTGCAATGATTACATTCTATTTTAGATGTAAAAGGATAAGTATTTATTGCATCATTGCCAAAAACTCCTAGTTTCCTCTTTAACGCTATTTTTTCTTGAACCTTATCAAAAATTTCTTTAGGGATTATAGCTTCATGATTGTTTTCTACTAAATACATCGGAAGCTCTCCTTTATTTTTTTTAGTTTTCTTCGTTATAGGATCCACTACATATTCTTTTTGAAGTAATAAATTTCCTGTATAATTTATGTTTTTCAACATTTGTCTTATTGTTATTGCAGGAAATCTTTTTCCAGTAGATGATAATATCCCCATTTCTGCTAGTTGTTTTTCAGTTTTCTCTGCTGAAATTCCATTTAAATAATTTTCATATATTAAACGAACTATTTTAGCTTCTTCTTCAACTATAACTATCTTATCTCCTTCCCAACGATAACCATATAATTTTGTTCTATTATTAGGTATTCCTTTTTCATGTTGTTTTCTAATTCTCCATTTTACATTATTAGAAATAGATCTACTTTCTTCTTGTGCAAATGAAGCCATTATCGATAACATCAGCTCTCCGTCACCACTTAACGAATTTATATTTTCTTTTTCAAATCTTACCTCAACACCTATTTCTTTTAGATGTCTAACTGTATTTAATAAATCTACAGTATTTCTCGCAAATCTTTGGATTGATTTAGTTAGAATAATGTCTATCTTTCCATTCTCGGCATCTTTTATCATTCTATTAAATTCTTGACGATTTTTAGTTGATGTTCCACTTATACCTAAATCAGCATATACCTCTACAAATTCCCAATCAGGATTATTTTGTATTAAGTTATTATAATAGCTTATCTGAGCTGATAAAGAATGTCTAAGTCTATCAGTATCCATAGACACGCGAGCATAAGCTGCAACTTTTACTTTCTTTTTTATCATGGGTTTTCTGACATCTATTTTATGTATTATTTTATTCATAGTTAACCTCCTTTCGTTATATATATATCACTCTAAAAGGCAATTTAGTCAAGTTGTTCAGCTAATAATTCACTTATATACGGTTTAAATTTTTGAAGTAAATCTTTCCTAATTTCTTCAAATTCCTCTTTTGTTAATAAACCTTTATTTAGAAAATTATCCATTAATGTGTGAAGAAGTTGATAGTCCATTTCATCTTTTATTTGCTTATCCATCTTGTCTTACTCCTTTAAAGCGAGTATTAACATAACAATGATGGCTACAGTACTTTCTATTTTCTTGTTCATAAGCATATAACTTTTTTCCACACCCTAGACAAATTATTTCTATTTTCACTTTAGGTTTTATTAAATCTCTATGTCTATTCCACCATTCAACTCTACAATTACTACAACAAAATTTTAAAGTCTTCATTTTGGGCGGTTGATAAAGCTCTTTCTTACATTGTTTACATCTCGGCTTAGCCGTAACATAAGAACTTGTTAATTTATTAGCACGACAGAATGATTTAACTGAATTTACATTTACATCTAGTATTTGTGCGATTTTCTTGTATCCTAATCCCTTATTTCTTAATTCTGAGATTTTAGTTTTCACATTAATATCCATATTTTCCACTCCCATATTTTTCTAGAAGAGCATATTATCTCTCTACATCACAGGTAAAAAAAAACATAAATAATTTAACCACTAGAATAGAATTTTGATAAAAAAAAATACCTATTACAGAAAATATCTGTAATAGGTTCATTACTTATACTCTAATTGTTTATTTCATCTAATAATTTACAATATTTTATGTCAGAAAATACAAAATCATATATTGATTGCCTACTTTTATATTCTACATCTCCATTACCGCTACCAGTAATCATAGTTGAGCTGTTAGCATCTAATTTTACAGAGAAATTAACAGTTGTAGCTCTACCGTCTTTTAAAAATATATCATAAAAGAACTTTATTTTTTCTACTTGGACCGAGCCATAACTTTCCCATAATACATCGTCTAATTTTTTTATAAATTGTTTTTTTACAATTTCATATAGATTTTCATCTAAAAAATCATATGGGGCTATTAATTCTTTAAATCTGTATGGATTATTCTTAAATGTTATCATTAGATCAATATTATAATATTTGTTAATTCTTTCACTTAAACCACCATCCCTTTCTCCTCTAAAATAGGCTTTGTTATCTATAGGTCCCTCATGTTTACTATAATTATAATTTCGAAGCTCTCTAAGCATCCTATATAAGTTAATATATTCAATATACGCTTTATCTTCATTATATATTTTATAGAGTGTTTGAAAATCAGCGCATTTTATATATTCAACAAAACTTTCATATTTTGAAAAATAGTTAGTGATATCATTTTTTAATTTCTCTTGTTCCTTATTCCATTGTTCTACTCGCTCCTGTTTCTCTCTTTCTTTTTCCTCTCTTTTATTTTTTCTTTTTTCTTCCACTTCTTTTATTTTTGATTTTAAATTATCTAACACGCATTTTACCTCTTTCTTTTATCCCATTTTACAAATGAATTTCATTATACAATATTTAAGAAAAAAGATAAGTGATTATTACTTATCTTTTTCATCATTTAAATACCTTGAATTGTTTACCTTGTCATTTAAGTAATCACTAGCATTGTATACTTTATCTAATGTTTCATAAAATTTATCTGTTTTATCGTAAATTTCATCCAATTTTTCATCTGTTATTTTATCATGTTTTTCATACTTTTCGATTGTTTTTGGAATTTGTTTTTCTATTGCACTCAGCATACTAGGTACAACTTTTTCAAATGTAAAATTAAGAATTGTTTTTATTCCAGTTTTAATAAACTTCTTTTTATCCATTACGTTCTACATCACCTATTTTCTTGATTTTCCGGCATCTGAACGTTTTTTTCTCCAAGCTCCATCTTTATTTCTTGAACGATTATTTCCAGCTGTTGGTCCCGTTTTTACAACTGGTCCATTTGTATCTTTAGGTGATTGTCTATAGTCTTTCTTTTCCATTTATTTAAGCCCCTCTCATTAATCTAATTTTATTATATAGTTAGAAAAAATCATTGTCAAGATTCATCTACTATATCAACTAAATACTATCATTTACATATTTACTAAAAAAATTATATTAATTTATCTTTTATGCTTTTAATCATTATCGTATTTTAATTATTAATTTTCATCATAATATAAATGATGAAGTTCATGTCCTTTTTTTACTAAGTAACTACCAATTATAGAGCTAACTGTTAATTCAGAAAATGCAAATCCGAAAACTAAATTAAAATCAGTAGAGCTTATACTATAATCTTCTGGATCTACTTTAATCAATAAATCCAACATTATCATATCTTCAGAAGTAGTAAGTAATCCTCCTTTTATATCTAAAGGATTAAAAAACAATTTTTCTTTAATTAATTGAATTAACCCTTGCAGCAAAGATTCTGTTGTTTCTGAATTGAAAAAGTCATTTATAACCTCTGTACTTAAGCCATCTAAATCGCTATATACATCTAACATAAAACTGTCAAATACTTTACTAGGATTTAATATAACTTTTACTCTACTAAATCACTAATATCTAAATCCCAATTAACATCATAAGCAAGTGCAACAGGACTTCCTCCACTCAAAATTTCAGTACATAAATAGTATCTATTTTCCATTCTTAATACCTCTCCTTCAATTATATTTTATTATATTGAATCTCTCGTATTCAGACCCATACTATATCATATTTCATATATCAACAGTCATATTTCTGAAATTCTATATGTTTATTTTGAGAAACATTATTTATTTTTTCTTTATATCTTTCCAAATTATTTTGGAAATCATAGTGGTTAAAATTCCAAGTAATTGTATTTGAATCAATACTCTTAATAATTTCTTCTATGTATGGCATATCTATATCTGAATATGAAAATCCAAAAGAATAAATACAGTTGCATTTACTTAAATTATTAAAAAATAACTTATTTGATTCAATAATTTCATATACTGGTTTTTCATAATTTTTCATATACCATTCATTAATATTCTTCTGATTTTCTTGGACATCTTTCTTTTCAAATTTAGTACCAAAAATATATTTATCACCATTTATGTGTATATGATTAATTTTATTTTTATCTATTTCATCTTCATATATTTCTTCTAAAGTATTTGTGTAATTAAAAGTTAAAAAATAGGTTTCTTTATCAATAATATCTGATATAGCGATTTTACATTTAGGAATCTCTATACTATCTATCCATTTTTTTAAATAATCATTTTTTAAATCATCTATAGACATTAGTGAACCCACAATATTATGTAAAATATTATCCTTATTCCTATTTGTTTTATTTTCAATAGACCTGATATTATCATCATCTATATTAAGCCACTGTGAAAAATCCACATTTGCTAAATTACATTCTAAATTATTCCACTCATAATCTCTTGGATCTTCCTCAATATTATTACAAGCCTCGTCTAGTAATTCTAAAATAAGTTTACGTTCAACGTCATCATCACTCCAATTTTTTCCTCTGATATCTGGTGATACTAGATCTTCAAAAGTTAATTCTTCATTTGAAAATTTAACTAATTTATCATTAAACCAATTTCTAAAATCTTTGTATGTAGTTTTCATATTATGTGCAATATCAAAACCATTTCCTATTATAAATAACTTTCCCACAATTTTCTCCTTCTAATTCTTTTTATTTGATTATAGCAATATAATTTAGTTATTTCAATATAAAAAAGCCTAGAAGAAATTTTCTTTTCCTCTAGGCTCGTATTTTATCCTAATATTTCATTAACTTTTTTCTGAACTTCATTATAGTTATATCCAGCATTAGTAAGTCTGTTAACTCGGTCTTGTCCATTACCCCACTTACCTTGAATTACTTCTTGGGCTATTTCATCTAAATTATTAGATGTATAATTCCCATTTAGTAATCTATTCACTACTTCTTGAACCTCACTTGCATTATATCCTGCGTTAGTTAATCTGTTCACTCTATCCTCTCCGTTACCCCATGCTCCTGAAATAACTTCTCGTGCAATTTCTTCATTACTTTTATCACTGGTTGATACTGAGTTTGTAGATGTACTTGGTTCTGAGATACTAGTATTACCTAACATTTCATCAACTGTTTCTCCTAAAGTCGCAAAGTAATTCATACGTTCTACAAAGTAAGTTTTTACACTATCAGTTGTTCCACCATGTAAAGCTAAACTACGATGCGGACAACTAGTTGGACTAAACTCATGATGTAGTCTTACCGTTTGTTTATTAATTGGCAAGCCATAATAAATCAAGTCTTCTGTTGCCTGCATCAATGCCATATCTTCATTGGCTAAGAAGTCCTCATCTGAGACTTTCATACTCTCACATACCTCATAACCAATCGAGTGGGTATTACTCCACCACTCACCAGTGTGATATCCAATGTTGTATGTATCTATTACTCGTGCGATACTATATCGATTACAGTAATAGTGAGCTATCCCCAGCGCTTTATCTCGATATCTTAACCATTCCACATATTGTTCAGGTGTCATACTTCCTGCATCATTATGAATTACTACAAAGTCTATGCTGTCAAGTTGACCTGCGTTCATTAGTGTTTCATTTATTATTTGTACCATCTTATTTTTCCTCCTTGTTTAATTGTTGTAAAATATTTTGTAGTTTCTCAGGTACTGGTAGTCCTAATTTTGAAGTATTTTCTAGTATAGAAATACCTTCATTAGATAGGTAGAAAAATATTACTGCTGCTCTTAATACTCCTACATGACCTAGAATATAAACATCTAGTATATTAGCTACCCCAACTAATGAGAAGATAATAATTTTTCTAGCTATTCCCTTAAAACCAACGGCACTAGATAATTCTTTTTTATCAATCGCACACATTATTCCAGTTACATAGTCTATTACTGAAAATGCTAAAAGTGCATAGATAAGTCCGTCCATACCTCCTAAAAATACTCCTAGAACACCACCTATACTTGAAATTATAAGTTTATAATTTAATAATGTATTCATTTTATTTACCTCCCGTTAAATAATATGTAATTTTCATTGTTTTATCCGCCGTTTTTTCTACTATCTTCGATAAATTATTTATTGTTGCTGAGTATGGTGTAATTAAGTATAAAACTTTTCTTAAATACTTATCCCCTGAGCTTTCTCCGTTCGCAAAATATCCAAGTAAAAATGGACCATAACTTAATGGAATACATTCTATTGTTGATAAATCGCTTTGTGCTATTTCGGTAACTTTATCATTTTTATCAATAGTAAAGTTAGTCCCTATTATCATATCTCCTAATATATACATACCACATCCTGTTGTATGGCTTGATACTGATCCTGTTTTTAGAGTAAACTTAGGTTCTATTTTAGTTACATCTACTGGGTTATTTATCGCAAACTTCACAACATATTTTTCATCTGTGCTAACTGCATACACATAACCTCCTCTCAATACAGATTTAATAGTTCTATAGTAATCATAGTCTAATGAGTATGCACCTATATTTTCTATTTTCACATTTTCTAATGTGAATTCAGTTTCTTCAATAGAATTATTTGCTTTGTTTATTTTCAACTTAGTTACATTGGTATTTCCTCCGCTAGTACTAGTTTTTAATAAGTAATAATTCTCTACGTCCACATAAATACATACTCCATAGGTTCCGTAAGATTTCTTATACTTTATCTTTGTTTCAGTTATATTCTTCTCAGCTAAAAACGATAATGAATCATCTAACCTAAAATTAAGCAGTGGTTCTCTTGATTTTATTATTCTAAGATGATCACTTTCAGGAACTATTGATACTATATAATTTTCTTCGAAGTTAGCTTCTACTACATTGACATATTTTTTCTTCATCTCAGTATCTGTATCCTTAATAAGATATTTATCTTCTCCTAGTTTTATACGGTTTGTTTTACCATCACTCTTTGTTCCAAAATAACCACCCCCTGCTTTTGCATTAGTTAAACAAACACTCGATATTTTACCATTTGCTTTTGATGTTCCAAAATCCCAAACAAACTTATAACCATTTGATGTTGCTTTTGATTCTTGCTTATTAAAACTACCTTGCAGTGAATTTTCCTGAACTCCTTCTACTTGTCCAGCATATCCAATACATTCATTACTTGTACTTACAAAGCTAGTATTTTTATCTTCTGTTATTTTATCTTTAAATAACAAGATTCCTCCTACTATCTTTTCAACTATTGGATAAAATGTATCTTTATTAATATTTGTAAGTAGTCCATTCGGATTTAATGTTAGAATCTTTTCTAAAACATCAGTTACGAGGTTATCATCTTTTAAAATCTCTTTCTTTTTTGTTTTAACATCGGTTAATTCTATTATTGTCTTACCTTTCATTTTTCTCCTCCACTTCTACATTCTCAGTTATATTTCCAAATACAAATTTTCGTTTTAAATCATTTTTTATAATCACATCACTAAATTCATATTTAGGAACATCGTAAGTTTCAACTTCTATACTACCTTCACTCAAATCCACTTGTTTTCTATGAGATAGTGTTAACTTACCTAAGTTCTCATTTACTTTTATTTTACCGTCCCAAGGCACATCTCCTCCCAAAGCACTACCTATGATCGCAGCACTTATTCCCTCTATTGGAATAACTAAGTTACCTTTTTCTAACTCGAAATCCACAGTAAATCTATTAATCACTTTTTCTTTTAAGTTTATTAGTGGATAAAATAACGTAACCATTTGACTTCCTACTTTAGCTATAAACTTTGGTACGTGATTTTTTATTGTGAGTTCATTTAATGAGTATATGATATTAAGCTTTTGATCTTCTTCAACTTCTCTAATCAAGGTTAGTTTCTTTTCTTCTTTTTCATCTTTTAAGGTGACAGTCTCTTCAATATTTTTTTTAAAACTTTTAACATCAAATAACACAGTAGCGATAAAAAAAGCATCAGTTTCTTTACTTGATGCAAATTCTATATCAATTATTGTTTGTGAATTCTGTCCTATTTTTATTTCAGTTCCATTAACATAAGCATTCACCTTTACTCTGTCAGACTCAATAGTTTGTAATATACCTTGAATATTCTTATCTTGTTTACTCTTACCTTTAGATAGTAATGCATTTTTACCTACACTCTTAATTCTATATTTCCCATGAATTTTATACTCAATTGATGTAACTATAGTATGATAACTTTCAACTCCAACCTTAAAAGTAATCTTGTCTCCAACTTCAAAAGCTGGATTACTTACGACTACACTATCTAAAGGTGTATAATCAAATGTAGCTACCTCTTCTAAAATTGCTTTACACATCCTTACTCGTTTTTCAGGAAGTCCTAACTGCATAAGAGGATTAACACCAATATTCATAGTTAAAGCATTATCATTTTCTTTTGAATAATACTCGGATATTTTTGTTTTAAGATTTGTACTTTGTACTGCAGTATACCTAGTTGTAAAATCTGAAATACTTAATTCATACCTATCTATTTCTTTTATTTCATAATTTGAGTTCGTATTAAATCTTTTTAATATTAACTTACCAAAACGATCTATAGTCGCAAAACTTGCAGTAGTTGCACTTATATAATGAATTAGATCACGATATGTTTCTATGTCATGCTCGGCATAAATCCCAACTCTTTCTACTCCATTTGGTAATTTTTCAATTTCTTCTTTACTTATTCCAAGTTCTACACTACACTTCTTACAACAAAATTCTAGAAGTTCATAAATAGTCCCAGATGTTTCTTTAAAACTCAGCGTTTTATTAAACTTAACCATAAAGTCATAACCTTTAATTTCAACAAATTTCTTCGTTCTATTAGCTTCAGTTGTTTCAAATATTCCAAGCGGTATTATTTCAATTTCATTATTTTCCAAGAATAAGTTGAAATATAATTTTATGATGCTTCCGTCTAATGTTATTTCTCTTAATTCATCAAGTTTCAAAGTAATGCCCATCTCTGCAGCATAAACTGAACCTAGTTCTATTTCATTACTTCCTGAACAAGAATTACTTATATAGCCACTATCTTTTAGAATATGTTTATCATCAAATTTTATTATTTTTCCAGTTTTTAATAATATCTCTCCTGTCCAAAAATACTTTCTACTTTTATTTTTTATCGTTTTATTGAAGTTAACACTTGTCTGATACATCTAGTATTCCTCCAATTTAAAACTAACACTCCAAATTCCAAGACTACCGTTTTTATTTAAAAGACTAACCTTAAAATTTGTACAGTAAGTATTTATTTCTTTTTCTTCTAATGAATAAGGATCGAAATATTTAACTGGTATTGTATTTTGCTTTAACATTTTTGATAACTTTAAAAGATACTGGCTTGTTAGAGTTAGTTTTAAAGATATAGATATCACACTTTCCCTTACAATGTCTCTATGTGTTATCCCTGCTTCGGTAACTCCGCTACTACTACCTTCAATATCTCTAAACTCAAAGTCTATCTCATCAGGAGTTGGTATTGTTTCATTATTAATTTTTATATATGATTTTTTCATATTACCTTCCTCCTGATTTTATAATTTGTCTGTTTTGTGCGTTTATTATTATTTCATCAAGCAAGGTTCCACCTAAGTAAACTGGGATAACTATATCACCAGTTGTCTCGTGTGGTATATTTATAGCTTGAATTAATTTGTTTAAATCATCACTACTTATACCTGATGTTGCATTTACTCTTGGAAGTGTGAATCCTTTTAAATCTCGATTTATCACCAAATCATTTGATAATTTAGCTACCGAATTTTTCAAAAGATTTCTACTACTATCTAAGCCTTTAGATAATCCTTTTATAAAGTCTGGCATCCAATCCTCATAGTCTGTAAGCGGTCCTACCTCTGGAACACTAAAGTGTAAATAACTCCAAATTGTCTCAGCTACACCTTTTACCGCATCAACAACCGCACCTATCTTATCCCTAATTCCATTAACAATTCCTGAAATTAAATCACTCCCCCAAGAATAAGCTGAGTTTACTAGTCCCCAAATATAATCTACTGCACTTTGAAATCCATTTTGGATTGTTGAACTAATATTTCCTATAATATTTCCCACAGCCGATAATATGTTATTAAATACGCTTTGAACATAGTTATAAGCTGAGTTTACAAGATTAGAGATTGTTGAATAAATATTATTCCAGATATTTGAAACTGTACTAAAAATAGCATCTAAAATATTACTTATAACATTTTTTATATTATTCCAAGAGGTGCTTATAAAATCACTAATTGCTTGTACTATAGTATTTATAGAGTTACTGATGTTTTGCCATATAGTAGATAAGAAATCTTTTATACTATTCCAAATTGCACTTGTTGTTTGAAATACAAAATCCCAGTAACTTGTAATGATATTTTTTATTACATCAAGAACTGTTTGGAAAATTGTTTTTATTGTTTCCCAAGTTGTTGATAAGAAATTTTTTATACTCTCCCATACAGTTGTAAAGATAGTTTGAATTGCTGTAAAGGTAGTTGTAAAATATGTTTTTATATTCTCCCAAACTGTAGTCACTACTAAGGTTATACTTTGCCAAAGTTCTGTGAAATAAGTTTTAACACCCTCCCAAGCAGTTGTAAATATAAGACCAATCGCTGTGAGTGTTGTTGAAAAATAATTTTTAATAACTTCCCATACAACGGTTATAGTAGTACTAATAGCTGTCCATGTTTCTGAAAAGTAAGTTTTTATACCTTCCCAAAGATTTATAAAAAAGTCTTTTATTTCACTCCAGTGATCTTTTAAATAACTACCTATAGATATCAATGTTACTACCGCAGCTATTATAGCGAGTATTGGTACTACCGCACCAGATAAACCTGCCATTACACCACTCATCGCACTAAAAGCACCAGAAATTGCTGCAACACCCGTTATTATATTTCCTATTGAACCAATGACTGTACCGATTATTACTAAAAGTGGACCTATCGCAGCTACTATAAGTCCAATTATTACGACTATCTGTTTAGCTGTTGGACTTAGACTATTCAACCAAGTTGCTATTCTTCCAAGAACTGTAGCGACTCCTTGTAAGATTGGACCTAAAACATCAGAAATTGCTTCTCCTAAACTACCTAATGCTAACTTGGCATTATTACTAGCTACTTTAAACTTATCTATACCATCCTCTGTTCCTTCAAATGTTTTGTCTACTACATCCCCATACTCAGACATACTTTTTGATAAATCATCTATAGAGAATCTACCTTCTCTTATAGCCCTAGTCATCTCTGCAGCACCTTTAGTTCCGAAAATCTTAGTCGCAATAGTTAGTGCTTCAGTTTCACTTCCTGCATTTTTTATCGATTCAATTGTTCTCTTAAGGGCTTCATCCATAGAAAGTCCGTCTTTAGTGTAGGCTGCGACTGCCTTTCTAAAACCTCTTAGTGCTTGATCTGCATTTACACCATTTGCTTCAAATTGTGCAAGTAAGTTAATACTCTGACCTAGGTTTAACCCCATTTCTTTTAGAATTGCTCCGTGTTGCTGAACTCCGTTCATAAGTGTATCAACACTTATTCCTGTATCCTGTGCTTTTTGTGTTATTAATCCTAACACATTGGCAGTTTCCTTAGCGTCAATACCCCACTGAACCATTATTTTGTTTGTCATTCCTATAGCGGTATTTAGGTCTGTTTCATTTATCTCTGCGAACTTAAGAAATAAAGTAGATAGTTCTTGAAGCTCATCACCAGTAACTTTAAACCTAGTGTTGACCTCACCTACCGCAACACCTACATCACTCATACTGACAGGTAAACTTTTAAAAATATTATCCGCAACATTTTTTAACCCCTCAAAACTCTCTCCAGTTGCTCCAGTTTTTTTGATGATAGTGTCATACCCTTCATCAATTTCACGAAAGGCTAATGTTGCTGCAGCTCCAACTGCTACAATTGGTGCTGTCACATTTTTTGATAGAGTTGTACCTACTGAAGATATCTTCTCTCCAGTCTCTTTGAACTTACCTCCAACTTCTTTAAGTGTAGCTTGCATCGAGCTATCAGTATGTTTTAATTTTTCTGTGAATTTATCTAATTCTTGTTCAGTCGCAATAATTTCTCTTTTTAATGCGTCAAATTGCTTTTCTGAAATATCTCCATTTGCGAGTGCAGTTTTAGCTTGTTCCTCAGCTATCCTTAGTGTTTCTAATTTTTTCTTAGTTTCTTCTATGGCTGTATTTAAGAGTTCTTGTTTTTGAGTAAGTAATTCAGTATTATGTGGATCAAGTTTCAATAGTCTTTCTACATCTTTAAGTTCTCTTTGAGTTTGCTTAATCTTACCTTCAACTTCACTTAATGCTTGTTTTAATTTAAGAGTATCTCCTCCGATTTCTACAGTAATACCTGCTATTCTACTTGCCATACAATCACCTCCTAAAAATTATCCATATCTTCTTGTGTCGCTATTAATTTATAATCATAACTATCATTATTTTTTTCAATGTACATATCATTTACTAACCCTATTGTTACCTCAGATAAATCATTCATCGAAAGTCCTAATTCAACTGCACGCAGTAAAAAAAGAGCGGTATTTAACATCCGCTCAGTTTCTTTTGCTTTTTTTTAGATGTACTCATAGTTTTAACATTTATACCCCATAATTTTATTAAGTCTGGTAGAAGTTTATATACAGATAAAGTATCAAACTGTTCTAACCATTCACCTACATCATTTGAGATTTTATCATCTGCATGATAAGCCATAATATATGCGATATTTTCAAATATTTCTAAACTCTCAATATCGATATTTCCTTTATTCTTATTAATCTTATCTAATATAAGTAAGTCTTTATAAATATCACGACTAAACTTCATTCTGTATAGTCTAGGTATCGCTGCTGACGCTTTAAATCTTACAATTTTTCCATCTACATTTATATCTTTAATAACTCCCATTACATTTCTCCTTCGTGTGTTGGCATATACACTGTTTGATACCAATTCTTATATGTTTCTTCTGTTGTCTCTTTACCAGTTTTACTCTTCACAAGTCCTTCTTTGATAGGTCTTGCTTTTATTGAAAGTGTTTCTGTTTGTACTTCTCTTGATTCTTCATTTGTTTGACCTTCAATTTTTGGGCGACCTGCTGAACAATTATAAAGTACATGACGTATTTTTTTCTGATCTCCATCGAATTCAAAAAGTAATGCAAAGTTCTTTGTTTCTGATCCTGAATCTTCAACTAAAACTTTATTTTTATCTTCTCTTTCTTGAAGAATATCCTTTCTGAAACTTTCTGGAATCATCGCAATCTCTAAATCTCCATCATATCCCATATTGTTATTAATTGTGTAATATGATCCTCCATCCGCATAAAAGCTCTCTGGTTCTCCATTAGGTTCTAAACTAATCTTTACAGCACCTGGAATTGGTACTGGCTTTTCATAAGTTGTTGTATCACCTTCAGTTAATTTTGCATAATGAACATGAGACAAATTAAATTTTACTTTATTTTCCATACTTAAACCTCCATTTTATAAATTGTTTCATACATTTCTTCACTTGGTATCCATACCTCGTCTTTTGTATAGATTAAAGAATAAGTTTGTAAAAGATCTTCTATCTTTTTTTCTAATTTAAAATCTTTTTTCTCTGTATACATTTCTATAATTAAATTTTTCACACTATAATATAATTTACCATCTGCTTTAAAAGTATTTTCACCGTCATAATAATATATAAGAAATGGTAATCTTGGAGCACTTCCTTCTTTAAAATGACTATAAACAAATGGAATTTCTAGCTTATATAACATTTCACATACTTCATTTTTGTTCACGATAAATCCCTCTTTATTCTTTCTAATACTTTTTCGCTAATATCTCTTGTTGCTGGCTCTATATGTGGAATTGCTTTAGTACGCCCTCCATTTTTCTTCGCATGTCCAAATTCAAGTAAATGTGCTAATTGATATCTATTTTTTGAATGGACTACTGTCTGTATAGAGTGTGCTGTTTCTCTTTCTTTTGTCACTTTCCAACTTTTTTCGTAATCTCCACTTTTTTTAGGTGATCCTTCTTTTATTTTATCTCTAACTTCATTACTTACTTCAACTACTGCACCTTTTAAACTTTCCTCAGTTAGCTTAGAATATTCCTTTAAACCCTTTGTTATCTCAGCAGCGAGTGAATCAATAGTTGTCCTCTTAGTCATAGCTATTAACTCCCTTAACTCTTAAGAACTTTTTATCTTTACTGAACACATCTACTTCTAATATGTCAAAAAATTTATTGTTATACTTTATTCTATATTCTAATGTATTAAGTTCTTTTAATTCCGACATTTTTCTAACCACAAAAGAAATCACTTCTGAGCTTTTATTAATACCGTGTCTTTCTACCTCACTTGAAGTTACCAATTTTAAATTAGACCAACAAGTAAAAAAATCACTCCATGTTTCTAATTGTTGATGTAATTCATCAAATTCTAAAACTACCTTTTGAAAAGTAATTCTAGTATCTAGTTCTACAATATCCATTTTAAAACTCCTCTTTTCTATGATTAAATAGTAACGCCCTAAGAATTAGTGTTAATTCTCTAAAATCGGCATCTTCTCTATGTTCATAAAGATAAGCAACAGTATATAATATTGGTATTTTGAATTCATCAAAATCATGCTCATCACCTAACTCTGAAAAACTACTCACCCTTAGTATTCCTAAGCATAATTTTTTAGCTGTAAACAGAAGTGATGAGATTAACTCATCATCTTCTGTTGTATCAACTCTCAAATAGTTTTTTACTTGTTCAAGTTTTAGTTCCATAATGTATATTATCCTTTGATTGGTAATATCTGAACTGCTTCTGGTAATACTAGCTTACCATCAACTCTTTCTTTAGCTACAAATCCAATCATACCATTACCAGCGAATAATTCTTGGAGTTCTTTAAATGAACGAGCACCTCTATCACCTATGTTATAATATCTAAAATCACCGAAAGCAATTTTATTCTCAGGTGCAAAAGCTGAAGTATACACTGGGTATCCTGCTAATTTATCAGGCTCTCCTAATTGATATGATGGTTGCCAAATATATGCTCCATTATTATCTTTTAGTTTTCTGATATTAGCTATTATTTTATCATTTAAAATAAATGCTGCATTTTTTCTATATGGTCGTTTTAAAGCATGAATTAAATTGATAATGTCATCAGATTTTAGTGCATCCACCTCAGTTAAGTACGTTCCTCCATTAGTTTGTGCAAATATTCCTGTTGGTTTTCCACTACCATCGCCATTTAAGAAAGCATCTTCCTCTGCATTCGCTAATGCTTTACCGAATTCTTCTAAGATATAGCTTTCTAAGTCAAACACACTATCATATAATAATTCTTCAGTAACTTTAATAGCTACATGAAGTTTGTGAGCATCTAATAATACTTGTTTAAATGTTGCTTCTCCAAATTTCAACTCTCCGCCTTCTTCTACCCACGCAGCCGCAGGACTTGACGCAGCTATATTAATTTTATGCTTACCATTTGTTTTTAAAGTCTGAGATAGTTTTCTAATAATATTTTCTTCTTTTAACGTAGTAACTAATCTACTATCATACTCATCTGGAACTAAATATCCTCCATCAGTATCTACTTTTTCTTGTAGAATATTTTCAATTTGTCTAAAATTAGATCGTAAGGCTTTTATCATTGCTTTTTTGTGTTGAAGATTTTTTTGAATTTTATCTTCTTTATCAGACGCCATTGGTTTTGAGATTAACGGATCATTTACTGGTTTTGATAATTCTCTTTCCATATTTTCCATCTCTTGTAGTCTCTCTATTTCAAAAGTAAAGTTTTTAACTTTTTCTTCCATCTTGTTATAAGTTTCAACATCTTCTTTTGATAATAATCCATCACTATCTTTTTTACTCTCAACAAAGGCTTTTGCACCTTCCCATGCTTTAGCACGTTTTTCAATTAATTCTTGTATTTTTTTATTCATAATTCTTACCTCCAGTTTTTTATTAAATCTAATCTATTTATTAACGAATCGGCTTTTATTTTTTCTTCGTTTACGTTTTTAAAAGTTTCTTTAATTTTATTCATCATTGAATTTTGAACTGTTGCTTCTTGGTAAAGCATACTAACATTTGGAATCTCAATATCTTGAATCTCATCTCGTTTTAAGATAGAATCGGCAAAACCAAGTTCAACCGCTTTTCTTGCATCCATCCACGTTTCACTATCCATAAGTTTTGATATTTTATTTCGTGATAATCCTGTTTTTATTTCATAAGCATTAATTATTGATTCTTTCACCTCACTTAGCATATCTATAGCTCTTTGCATTTCACTTGTACTACCATATGCAATTGTCATAGGATTATGAATCATAAGCATTGAAACAGGACTCATAATAACTTCTGTTCCTGCCATAGCAACCACACTTGCAGCACTAGCTGCTATCCCATCAATTTTCACCTTAACATTTCCTTTGTGTTCCATTAAGAGATTATAAATTTGTGCGGCTGCAATACAGTCCCCACCGGGTGAATTTATCCATACTGTAATATCTCCACTATGTTTAATTAGTTCTTCCTTAAAAATCTGTGGCGTGACCTCATCATCAAACCACGATTCTTCAGCTATTGTTCCATTTAAAAATAATATGTTCTCTGGTGGTTTATCATTATTATTTTGTACTGTCTTCCAATTCCAAAATTTCTTCATCTGTGTTTTCCTCCTTATAATCTGTTAATCTCTCTGCATAAGCACCAGCCTTTTTAAGTGGTAACATGTTACCATTGACTAGATATAAGTTTCCTCCTTCCTCATCTGATATCAAATCTAAGTTTTCTAAACTCCTTATATCATTAGCACTCATCCAACCATTCTGACGTGCTGTTGCATATCCATTCATCCTACTTTGATAATCTCCTCTAAGCAGTCCATCAACATTGAATTTTATATAATATTTTTTCTTTTCATCACTTGTAAGTAGTCTCCTAGTCATAGCTTGTTCAAAACGTTTGACCCAAGGATCTAGCGTATATTTAACAAACTCAAGAGATTGTTGTTCAATATTAGAAAAACTAGACTTTTCAAGATCCCCTACCATATGTGGAGGAACTCTGAAAATTCTAGCTATCTCATTTATTTGAAATTTTCTTGTTTCTAAAAACTGTGCTTCATTAGGTGCTATTGAAATAGGAGTATATTTCATACCTTCTTCAAGTATCGCAACTTTATGGTTATTCTTACCTGAAAATCCTCTAGCCCAACTTTCTCTCATTGCCTCTGGATTTTTTACTACACCTGGATGTTCAAGTATACCACTTGGTGTCGCTCCATTTGCAAAAAATGCTGCTCCGTATTCTTCAGTTGCAATAGCCATTCCAATCGCATTTTTTGCCATGGCAATTGGACTATAACCAACTAAACCATCAAACCCTAAACCTGGTATATGCAAAATATCACTTGGTGATAATTTAACAGCACCTTTAGTTTTAGAGTTTGCATCCCCTTCGCTTATATAATATTCATAATACAAATTACCAGCTTCATCTCTATCAACTTTCATTCTATCTGGCATTAATGGATAAAGCCCTAATACTTCTCCTTTACCATTTCTTATAATTTGTGCATAAGCATTACCCCATAAAAGCAAATGAGTCATTAGTGTTTCTCTGAAAATAAAACTCGTCATTTCATTATTTGGTTCATCGTGAAGTAACGTATATAACATGTGTTCTGTTGCTTTTTTTGTACTAGTATCGGTTACCTCATACACATGTAAAGGTAGACTAGCTAATGTTTCAGAAAGTATCCTTACACAACTATATACCGCCGTCATCTGCATGGCGCTTCTTTCTGTTACTCTATTTCCACTAGAACTTCCACCCATAAAAAAACTATATGAACTTCCATTTAATCTATTTTTAGGATTGTCTCTAGATTTAAATAATTTCATAAAATAATTCATACATACCTCCTAAATTTTGTAACAAAAAAACATCTCTATTGAGATGTCTCAGGCTGTTGACAAATGCAGAAACTGCATGAGTCAGCAGCCTATTTTAATGAGAAAAAGTGCTGAAAATGTTATAATATAAGTATATAGAGGGGGTTTTTAGTATGTTTAATAAAAAAGAAAATATCAAAGATGAAATAATATTAATGACGTTATCAGAACTAGTTCCTACAAATCACTTTTTAAGAAAAGTAGCCGAAGCAATTGATTTTAAATTTATTTATGATTTGACAGAAGAATACTATAGCCACACATCAGGTAGAAATTGTTTAGACCCTGTAGTATTATTCAAATTAGTGTTTTTAAAAGATTTCTATGGAATAAAATCAATGAGAGAAACAATAAAAAGAATAGAAACAGATGCTGCATTTAGATGGTTTTTAGGGATACCATTTTCTAAACCAGTTCCACACTACTCTACATTTTCACAAAACTATATTCGACGTTTCCAAGGAACTGATGTGTTCGAACAAATATTTATTAATATAGTAAATCAAGCAATAGAAAAGAAACTAGTAGGTGGTAATGAGTTTTTTACTGATTCAACACATATTAAAGCCAACGCAAATAAAAAGAAATTCAAAGTTGAAGTAACTACAAAAATAAAAAAAAGAAAATTAGATTTAGAAAAAGAAATAAATGAAGAGAGAAACAAAAAAGGAAAAAAGCCTTTTGAGTACAAAGAGGAACAAGTTGTAAAAAAGCAGAAAATTAACACTACCGATCCGGATAGTGGATATTATCACAGAGACCATAAAGAAGAAGGTTTTATGTATTTAGACCATAGAACTGTCGATGGGAAAAACAATATAATTATAGATTGCCATATAACTCCAGGTAATACTCATGATAGCGGTCCGTATATAGATAGACTAAATCAGATAGAAAAAACCTTTGGATTAATACCAGGTAAAGTTGCGTTAGATAGCGGATATTATTCTCTAGACATACTAAAACAGTTAGATAAAAAAAATATATTTTCAGTAATAGGATATAGAAGATTCTCAAGATCAAAAGATAACAAATATTTTAAATACTTACAAGAAAAAGATATATATGTGGATAAACGAACAGGAGAAATATTTAGATACAGAAACATTGATAGAAATGGATATAAACAATATAAGAGTGATGATAAAAACGAAAAGAAAATAATAAGACGCCATATAAATGCGGATTATTATGATGAAGCTAGGTTAAGACGTATATCAAAAGAAGGAAAACTATTGTATAAGAGAAGAAAAGAAACAATAGAACGTAGCTTTGCGGATTCTAAACAAAATCACGGATACAGGTATGCACGATATAGAGGAAAAGCCAAAGTACAGTCGTACGCTTGGCTGTCTTGTTGCGTCCAAAATATGAAAACAATCGCATTAAGAGAGGTATAAACCCTCTTAATACTACTAAATACTACTGGATTTTTGCCTTAAGGCTTATTTTTTTTGAAAAAAAATACCATAACATCAATACTAGCTTGATATTTCGGTATTTTTGTCAACAATCTAAGTGTCTGAAAATATATTTTCAGACACTTTTTATGCTAATTTTTATTTAACGAAAAAATATATGATAAACCGTTTGTTATGACTCCAAATGCTAATATTTTAGCTATAGTTGCAAATCCTACAATAGGATTTAATAACATAATAAAAGAATAAATGATACCTAAAACTGCTAGAGCTATCTGTATCATATACCATTTTTGGTCCCTGTTTCTAAGTAGGCTTTGAAGGTGAAATATTGACATACTTAAAAAACTAAAAATAAATATCCATAAAATAACTATTAATGAAACAAATGGTACTAAGAACATACTTAGTCCAATTGCAAGGGATACTAATATATTTCCCCAAGGAATAGGTTTTACCTTTTTATATAAGCTATAAATTAAGAGTGCACTGGCAGCTAATAATTGTGTTATCCCAAATGCAATTGAATATGTAGCAATTGTATCTAAAGGATGATTCCATAAGAATAATCCGAAGATTAAGTAAAAAACACCAACGATAATATTTAGTATTTTCATTTTGACTCCTCCTAAATTTAGTATATGCTCATTGTAGCATAAAAGTTAAATTATTGCAATATCAACTCTTTATATAAAATCATAGGTCTTGTCTAGCAGATAGACGATAGCATGATCGGAGCCATGCGGTCATCGCCGGTCATCTGCGGTCAGACAAGACCTGTTTTTAGTAGTCAAAATGGTTGTAAGATGCTACAATAGGGCTATTAACATATCAAAGAGAATGGTCACGGTTAAGAAAATTGACGTTGTATTTTTTAATTTTCGAGTCAAAAAATAACTATGCCCCCCCAATTTCTAATAGGGGGGATAACACTTGGAAAATCATAGAAGCTTTAGAGAATGTAGTTGAACAAAGAATGGCAATAGCAGAAAAAAGATGGAGTCCTTTTTCAAAAACGTTCTCAATACCAAGTAGAGAAGAGATGGAGTGGACGGATATAATAGAAGGTAAATGGCAAGAAAGAGATTATACCCAAGATGAGCTTGACTATAAGGAGACCTTAAAAGTTCAATATGGTTTTGACGATAAAGCAGCAAGAATAATTGTAAAGCTTAAAAGAAATATTTATAATAATCCTAAAATAAGAAAAGATAGAAAAGACTATGTGTTTACGAGATTACTTGGTGGGTTGAGTTATGGTCATGAGGATAACGGTTTATTGAAACGGTTTATGTGGAATAATACAGCTGGTCAAATGTATAAAGATCTAGATATAAAGGAACAAATGACAATAAATTTCAAACTAACCGAAAGCGAATACGTATATTTAAAATATAAAGTTAGAATACAGCATGAAAATTATGGCTACTATAATACTATACAAAAAGAACTACTTCCACAATATAAAAAAACTATGGAAACGGTATTAGGACGTGAAATAACAGAGGATGAGTTTGAAAAATTGTGGAATAAACAGATAGATGCGTTTAAAGGTAAAACAGACTTTTCTCATCAATATATTACAATGGCTACGCATCTGTATGGAAAATCACGTCTTGCAGATTTGCGTGGAGGACATGAAAATACAAATGACATGTCAGGGTGGTTAGGTGATACAACAGATGTAGCCGATACTAAGCCAAGTATAGGGAATGATGATTATAAGGCTGATTTAGATGCGGTCAATATAATAAATATAATGAAAAAAAGAAACCTTGATTTTATAAATGTAAGTAATGAATATTACAACAATCTTGAAAATGGTATCCTCAATCGAGCAGAAGAATTTAAAAAAATATAGATCTTGAAAAATGAAAAATAAAATTTACAATCAACTTAGTGAAAAATATGTAGATGTAGAGGGGAAAAGGATAGCAAGAGTACCAAGTAATATAAATTACATAAAAGAAAATCATCATCCAACCTATAACTTTATAAAAAGTTTAGAAGATAATAAAAATGACATACAAGATTACTATAATGAAAAGTAGGTGCTTTCATGAAACAGCTAAGTAAAAAATGGAAAATATTTATAATAACAATAGTAGTTTTAATAGGAAGCTTCTATGGATATTATAAAATAAACAATAGAAATGCATTTGAAGAAATGTATAATTCATACTATAATTTTATACCGGCAACAGCATTATATAATATGCCCCAAATAGAGCCGATGCCAAGAGATGAAATAGGATTAGATATAGCAGAACTATATTATAAAGATACTAAGAATGATATGAAAATTGAATTTTCTCTTATATCTTTTAATAATGAAAAAAAGTAATACTAACAGGCTCTCCTTTGTTATAATATTAACGAAAATTATAGCATATAAAAAGTGTCTGAAAATATATTTTCAGACACTTTTTCAGGCTGTTGACAAATAGGTCAACAGCCTGAAACATCTCTATTGAGATGTCTAAATACTTCGATAACAAAGTTAGATTATATCTAATAAATCTTTCCCCATATTTCTTTTCAAAATATTTTCAGGTTTAAAAGTTGGGTTTCTTTGATTGCTAGATTGGTATACTTTATCATATACTTTTAGTTCAGGTATCGCTTCCATCCATCTACCTATTGATCGAGAGAAGACGATTACCACATCACCATTTTGTACTCTTTCTTTGATAATATTAAATACAAATTGCTGACTAGGTAAATATCCTTTCATTTCCTTAACAGTTTTATCAAATATATCCCCCAATTCAGAAAAATTCTGTGAGTGATAAGGAAAAAATTCAATCAATGCAACTGTTTTAGTGAAAAACTCATCTAATTTTTTTGTATCCTCACCATTTTGGTTTCTATTAATTTTTTCCAAATATTCATCTTCAAATAAAGGTTTCAATCTACTCCAATATCCTTCATTATTTGTACTATAATAATCGAATTCAAAAAACTTAGGTTTTTTAAGTGTCAAGTTATTGTATATCATTTCTTGATAAGACTTATTATTTTGATAAAAAGTATAATATTCTTCATCCATTCCTGGATTTAAGTTTAAAATTAACAGCTTTGCCTTAAGAATATTACCAATAAAGTGAAGTGGAATGACTCTTAAATCTAATTTATAATGATCCGCTAATTTTGTATAATCTGAGTTTTCTTTAATTTTCCCCAAAAATTCTTTATCACAAGATGCGAAAAACTGGCCATTTTCCTCATCAATCACTTTCCAAACATTTTCCATAATCAAATGCAACCTTTCTTATTTTAGATGCTTTTATTATATCATATAAAAAGCAATCCTCTGTCATCATAAACACTTTCTGTATTTTGATTTCCACATCTTATCGCACGGTCTAGTGCCATAATTGTTGCAATAGCTCCATCAATTTTTTCTGTTGATTTTTCTTTATCTGCCTTAATATTTCCTGCAGGATCACGTCTTATAAATATGTTATCCATATTCCATCTAAGTACAGGATTACCTCCGTGGGCTAGTTTTTGTTCAAGAACCAACTTCATAAGTTCTTTAGTGGGTGGGCTCATATCTTTAAATCCTTGTCCGAATGGTACTACTGTAAAACCTATACCTTCTAGATTTTGAACCATTTGGACAGCACCCCACCTGTCAAATGCAATTTCTCTAATGTTGTACTTTTCACCTAGTTTTTCAATAAATTGCTCGATATATCCATAATGAACTACATTTCCCTCTGTAGTTTGTATATAACCTTGCTTATTCCAAAGATCATAAGGTACATGGTCACGTCTTACTCTAAGTTCTAACGTATCTTCTGGAATCCAAAAATATGGTAATACTCTAAACTTGTCATCTTCATCCAAAGGAGGAAATACCAAAGTAAAAGCAGTTATATCTGTTGTAGATGATAAATCCAAACCTCCGTAACATATTCTACCTAATAACTCTTCTTCATCAACATTAAAATTACAACTATCCCATCTATCCATAGGCATCCAGCGTACTGATTGTTTCACCCACTGATTAAGTCTTAATTGTCTAAAAGCATTTTCTTCTCCTGGATTTTGTTTTGCAGACTCACAAGCAGCTTTAACTTTATCTAACCCAACAGTTACTCCTAGTGAGGGATTAGCTTTTTTCCACACTTTAGGATCAGTCCAGTCATCATTTTCATCTGCACCATAAATTACTGGATAAAATGTTGGGTCTATTTTTCTACCTTCAAGTATATCTTTTGCTTTTTGATGAGTTTCATAACAAATACTATTTGTATCTGTACCAGCAGTTGTAATTAAAAAATAAAGTGGCTGCGTTCTAGCATCTCCACTACCTTTTGTCATAACATCAAATAACTTTCTATTTGGCTGAGTGTGCAACTCATCAAAAACAACTCCATGAATATTGAATCCATGTTTTGAATATGCTTCTGCAGATAACACTTGATAAAAACTATTAGTAGGTAAATACACTATCCTTTTTTGCGAAGCTAAAATCTTTACTCTACGATTTAAAGCTGGACACATTCTAACCATATCAGCTGCAACATCAAACACAATAGTAGCCTGTTGTCTATCCGCTGCACATCCATAAACTTCAGCACGTTCTTCACCATCTCCACAACAAAGAAGAAGTGCAATCGCAGCTGCAAGTTCGCTCTTACCCATCTTTTTAGGAATTTCAATATAAGCTGTATTAAATTGTCTATATCCATTTGGTTTTATAATTCCAAATAAATCTCTTATTATTTCTTCTTGCCACGGTAATAACTCAAATTTCTTTCCTGCCCATGTTCCTTTAGTATGACTTAAACATTGAATAAAATTTACCGCATAATCTGCACGTTCCTCACTATATACTGATGTTTTAGCTTTGAATCTAGTAGGTTTATATTTCTTTTTTCTTCCCATAATCTCCTCCTCATCTGAGCATAAAAAATAGACCTTTCGGTCTACTTTCTTTTTTTATTCTTTTAGCAGTTTTTCATCGCCCATTCAATCGCGTGTCCTGTGTCTTCAAAAGTTGATTTTGAAATCTTGTTTAATTCTAATTTTTTAAAAGTGTGGTTTCTTTTTACTTCTCCTTCTTGATATTTAATTCTGTAAATAGCTCCTACACACTCATTTTTCCAATTTGTAATTCCTATTAGAACGTTGTCTCCAAATTTTAAAAATACACTTTTGCTTGATAAGAATCCTTTTTCCTCTAATTCCTCCATTGTTGTTTCTTTAAAAAATTTAATTCCGTTTTGTTCTTTGATGTTGTTCATTGTCTTTATCTCCTTTGTTTTCGTTACTATATATATCACTCTAAAAGGCTATAAAGTCAAGCTTTTATCAAAATATTTACTTAATACTTTTAGCTATTTGTTTTAACAAACTTCTAACTCTTTTGCTAATTCTTCTATTGGAATCACTCTTGATTCTACCAAATTAATTATTTCTAATTCATCATCCGTTGGATTATTTTCAGAAAATATTAGTATTTCATTAACCCAATATCTTGCACTTGCTAATCCATCTTTAGTTATTGAAAATAGATTAATTGCTGATGTTCTTCTTCCCTGTTTAAAATTATATCTTGATTGTTCAATATATTTATTTAATCTTTTTACTTCCTGTAGTGCTTGTTCTCTTGCTTCTTGTCTTATTATTTTATTTTCAGTCATCTTAATGACCCCCCTTTTTTGTTATTACAAATATCACTCTAAAAGCCTATAAAGTCAAGACATTTATTAATTCTATTGTCTTACTATTTTAAATTTATCCTCTTCGGGAATTAAAGATAAAGTTGAACCGTTATCCCATTCTACAAGAATCATACCAATATCATCAACCCCTAATACTGTTCCAAAAGTCCCACTTGGAGGTGCTTGAATATCATCCATTGAAATTAGTTTAAGCCTTGTGTTTTTTGGGAATTTCTCCTTTAATCTTATAATTTTTCTTTTTAAATCATCCATAATTATTTACCTGATAGGTCTTTTGCTAATTTATATAAAACTATCTTCATTGACTCTACTACACAAATCACTTCAAATTCTTCTTGAGTTGGATCATCATTTGAAAGTTTCCATAGCAATTCACGATAATAATTTGCAGATTCTAGAGCATCTTCTGCAATATCATAACGTTCAATAGCAAGTCCTATCTTCCCTTCTCCTAAAAATTTTCTAGCTCCACTTATATACTTTTTGGTTCTGTCTACTTGATGTAAGGCTTGTTCTTTTGCTTCTAATCTTTCTGTTACATTTAACATTTTAAATCCTCCTTAGAATTCCTTACACTATATATCACTCTAAATGCTTTAAATAGCAAGTCTTATTTTAAAATAATTCATCAATTATTTTATATTCTTCTTCGAGTCTTATTATTTCCTGTTTCAAACAATCTCGTTTAAAAGCATTTCTACAAGATTTAAATTGTCTTCTTAGAACTTCTAATTGAGTTTTTCTACTTGATAGAATTTCTATTCCATTACCATATTTTGCTTCTTCATAATCTTTTTCAAATCTTGTTTTCATATACTTAATCTCCTTTGTTTTTATACTATATATCACTCTAAACATCATATTTATCAAGTATTATTAGCTATTTTCTAAGTATTTCTTCACTCCACTAAAAATATATAATACACATGGTAGAGCTACTCCGTTCCCCCACATCTTATATTGTGCTGCATCCGAATAAGGATTTTTTAACCATGTTCTTATATTATTATCAGTTTTTTGTTTTTTTCCATTTTTTATCTTTCTATTTGTTTCGAATACTTCTCTCCAAAAATTTAGATCTTCATCTGTAGGATTGAGTAGCTCTAACCTTTCACACCAATAATCTGGGAAACCTTGCAATCTACTACATTCAAGAGGAGTAATTCTTCGAACAGAATATTTATCATTTATAATAGGAGGATCTTTATAATCAGTTGCAACTAATGTTGATACCTTGTCCTTTATAGCTTTTGTATGATGATAATTTTTGCTAGTTGAATATATAGAAACTATTGCTACCCCACCTTGATTTGCATTTGGATTATTTCCTCCTGTATCCAAAGTTCTTGATGTAGCTGTTTCATACACTTTGTATCTACTATTCTTAGTATTTAAACTGGTAAATCTCACATCATAATTTGCGATATTTTCAACTACAAAAGGTTGATTATTTCCGCCTGTTCCTAAACTACTTGATAAAGTTGGTGTAATATCTAGTGGACCTTTAAATCTACTATCTTGTCCATGATTTTCAAAAACAAGTGGTGGGTGATTACTTTGGGCTCTTAGAGTTCCTGTTTTATTTAATGTTACATCTAACCTTTCTCCTCCTTGATCCATTAAACAGTACTTTGATATTTCAGTGCATTCTCCAATAACTCCGGTAACTTCTTGTTTCTTATCTGAGCACGATTCAAAATACCTTGGCAGGCTTTCTTCGTTAAATAATATTTCTCTTGCACCTTCTCCTGTAAAATCTGCGACAAGAAAGATTCTCTTACGTCTTTGGGGGACTCCGAAATATTGTGCATCCAAGACTCTCCATGCAATACTAAATGTTTCTCCCATAATGTACCCTGCATTTTTCCATTTTGAAGGTTTAGGAATTGATATGTTTTCACATTTGATTTTTGAGATTTGTTCAAGTACTTGTCTAAAGTCTTCTCCTTTTGAACTTGAGAAAGCTCCACAGACATTTTCCCATATGATAATTCTTGGATATTTTTCATTTGTATTCTCCCTCATTTCTTTAATAACTCTTATTGCTTCATAAAATAAATTTGATTTACTTCCACTTAGTCCATCTCTTTGTCCTGCAATTGATAAATCTTGGCACGGACTACCAAACGTTATAATATCAACTGGCTTTATATTACCACCTTTAATATTATTAATATCTCCTAAATGAACTAAGTCTGGAAAATTCTTCTTTGTCACAAGAATTGGAAATGGCTCTACTTCACTCGCCCAAACTGCTTTCATCCCTAGAATCGTAGCACCTAATTCAAAACCTCCAGATCCTGAAAATAGACTACCGACTGTTAATTGACTCATCTATTTTCACCTCAGCATATGGAATCTTTTCTCCGTTTCTTTCTACATATATATCATCAGAAGTTCCAGTTAATTCAATATATCTTTTCACAGCAACATCAACAAATTTAGCTTCTAATTCTATTCCATAGCATATTCTTCCACTCTGTTCACAAGCTATTAAAGTAGATGCCGATCCTAAAAATGCATCTAGTACTAATCCGTTAGTTTGTGTACATTGCTTTATTAAATATACAATCAACGGAACAGGTTTACTTGATGGATGTCCATGTCCATCTGCTTTTGAATTAGTAATACTATCAAATTCAAACACTGCTTTTTGTTTTTGATCTCCGTACCAGATATGTTTTCCATCTTTTCTCCAACCCCAAATAATAGGTTCCATGTTGAATTTCCAATCTGTTCTCATAAGCGGTGCTCTTGGTTTTTTCCATATCAGACCAGCACCAACTTTAAATCCAGCGTCCTCATATGCATCATAAAATATACGTGCTTTCATGGTTGCATAAAAGACATAAATGGATGCATCTTTAGCCATTGAGTTTTTACAATTACTAAACGCTAGAAGTAAAAACTCATATCCTTCTTTATCATTTAAATCATCATTTTTAATTTTTCCAGAAGCACTCTCAAGATTTACTAAATAAGGTGGATCAGTACATACTAAATTTACTTTAGTTTCTCCTAATAGTTTTAGATACGTTTCTTCTTTAGTAGAATCTCCACATATTACTTTGTGTCTACCTATATGCCATATATCTCCCTCTTTTGTTATGCAGGGCTTTTTCAACTCTGCTTCTATATCAAAATCATCGTCTTCTCCTTCAAGACCTTCATCAAATATTTTTGATAATTCTTTTTCATCGAATCCAAGTACATCAAGGTCAAAATCAGCACCCTGTAAATCTAATAATTCGATAGCTAGAAGTTCTTCATTCCAACCTCCTCCAAGTGCGAGTTGGTTATCCGCAATAACGTATGCTTTTCTTTGTGCAGGTGTTAGATAGTTTTCCTTTATACAAGGTACTTTATCCATTCCCAGTTTCTTTGCAGCCATTAATCTACAATGCCCTGCAGTTATTACATTTTCTTCTGAAATTAATATAGGATTTAAGAATCCGAATTCCTTTATTGAAGCCATCACTTTTGATATTTGCTCATCCGAGTGTGTCCTTGCATTATTAATATATGGTATTAATTCATCAACATTTCTTAATTCATATTCTAATAGTTTATTCTTCATCTCTATACCTCATTAAAAAAGACCCCATTCAGCGAATTTTTCAAATCCACCTACGGAGTCTATGTATTCTTTTGCAATTCTAACAATTTCTTCATAAGGCATATCGCCAATATTTTCATCTCCAATTGCACAGCTAAATTCTACAGGACTTTGAAGTTGTTGTGCTCTTAAGAACGCATATATATTTACCGATACATCAGCTTTACTTAAATCTTTACCATGAAGACCTCCACCTGTCACAGAATCAGCCATATCGCTACCAAGTTTTCTATTAGTAACTCCTGTATCAACATCTGTTCCTCCAGTCCAATTTCCTAAAGGGTTGATTGTAGTATTTGGATACAATTTTTTTAGTGTTTTTGTTTTCACATTACTTTGACAAATTATCAACTTATCTCCATCAAGTATGTATTTCCCATCATAAGGATACTGTGAATAAATATTTCTAGCTATTCTTGAGAGTTCTTTTTGTTCTTTTGTAATAGGCATACCTTTGAATATACCATTATCTCCACATCGTATTTTGTCATTTTGATTTTTATTTAATTTTTTATCTTGCGATACAATATTTACATCAGGATGAACTACTCCCGCTATTCTTCTAATTATTCTATGAATACTTTTTTTCTCAAAATCAACTGATGTTTCTATTATGACATGACATTTTCCATGACCTATCAGCACTTCTACAGCTACCTTAGGTTCTTTTTCAAGTTTGTATGCCAAATCTACAATTGCTCCAGCGATTCTATCTGCAATTTTATCTGGATGTTTTGGGTTCACTTTTTCTATCATTTTTAATCTCCATTCTTATAAATTTTTTCTTGAATTTAATAGTTTTTCCATCAAATCATTTTGAGGTACTACTCCATCAAATTCAGTTTTACAATTCTCTTTTACGATTTGATATATCTCATTCCATAGCCTTACAGCTTGATTCATATAATTTATTCCTATGTTTATAAATGGTGATGGAATTGGTTTTCCAGTAGTTGGATGTTTAGATAAGAATCCAAGTTTACTAGTCATATCTTCACACTGTAGCCACCTAGCACTACTCATAGCATATCTTTCAATAAGAGGCTTTGGAACATGATTTCCCATACTGAGGCTATCCAACCATTTCCACGTTTCTTCATAAATTTCTTTAGCTTGTAATACACTACCATCTTTTTGTGTTGATGATAATACTTCATGTGGTTCAGGCATTTTTACACCTTCAAGATCAGGAATATCTAATACTTCTAGTGTTCTTCCTCCAGGATTTCCATTTAGTGCTTTTTCTACAACTGATTTTTTCTTTCGACCTGCACCTATTCTTTTGCCACCACGTCCGCCAATATTATTCGATTTAGTCGGCATTTAAAGTGTCTCCTTCCCTCATTTTATTTTTTACTAAACTCGCTTATTTCAAGCCTTTCCCTATTACCCTTTTGAATTCGCACTTTTTGTGCATCTTTGCCCACACCCGTTATGTTTTCATTTTGTTTTTAAAGATTTTTGCTTCCCCTCCCTCTAAAAATATGATATAATTTAAGTATCATCATCAACAGGAAAAAATACTTTAAATTATTTTCTGCTGTTGGTGATGATGTTGATATGTTTAGGAACTATGTTTTTACCTTTGGATTTTCTCTCACTAATAGTTGCGATTATTCATTTAGTAACTTATTCATATTTGGAGGACAGATCTATGACAGTTAATAATACAAGAGTGGTAAAAGGCGTTTACGGAGTGTCCAGTATTATAAAACGGTAAGAGCACCTACAAATCAATATCTCACTGGGTAAGCGCTAGTGGGTTCGAATCCTACACACTCCCTTTTCTAAAGAGGGCACTTTAATAGTGTCCTCTTTTTGTTCCATCGACTTCCATCGCTCGCATGAATTTTAGCGTGACAACTTTTACAAAGAGATATTAAATTACTCTTACTATGTGTTCCTCCTCTTGATAAAGGTATCTTATGATGAACCTCTTGTACTTCTCTCATCAATCCATCTGAAAAACATAGTTCACAATAAGGATGTTCTCTAACATAACTTGCTCGAACTTTTCTCCACGTTGATCCGTATCTTTTCCTTGTTTCAGGATTTCTATCTTGCATCTCATATCTTTTATTTTCTAGTCTTTCATGTTCATCACAAAACTGTTTATCTGTTAACCTTGGACAGTTTGGATATGAACATGGCCTCTTAGGTTTTCTCGGCATTACTTTCTCCTCTCTTTAACATAATAAAAACCCTATAGAAAGATCTACAAGGTTCTTTTATCATCATTGATAAACTTTTATCCATTACGATAAATTCTTCTTTGTTATCATTATTGATAAATTTTTATCCATTACAATAAATTTTTCTTTTTATCATCATTGATAAATTTTTATCCATTACAATAAATTTTTCTTTTTATAATCATTGATAAATATTTAGTCATTACAATAAATTTCTGTTTTTATCATTATTGATAAATTTTTATCCATTACAATAAATTTTTCTTTTTATCATCATTGATAAATATTTAGTCATTACAATAAATTTCTGTTTTTATCATTATTGATAAATATTTAGTCATTACAATAAATTCTTCTTTTTATCATTATTGATAAACATTTAGTCATTACGATAAATTCTTGTTTTTATCATTATTGATAAACATTTAGTCATTACGATAAATTCTTGTTTTTATCATCATTGATAAATATTTATCCATTACAATAAATTTCTGTTTTTATCATTATTGATAAATTTTTAGTCATTACGATAAATCACAATAGAAAACCTCATAGATTTCTCTACAAGGTTTATTTTCTATTTTCCACATTTTAATTATATCAGAAAAGTATACTCTCATTCACTATCATTTCCTATCATCTTTTAAAATTTCTTCAATTTTTTTCAACGCCTCAGTTCTTTTTCTATAAACTTGCTGTATACTATACTTCATTTCAACGGCAATTTTCTCCCAAGACAAAAATGATAAATATCGATTTTCTAGAAGTGTACGGTATTCAGAGTTCTCAACTTTTTTTATTATTGTCATTATTTCTTTTTTTAAATCTACAAGTACATCAATATCACTATTAATTTCTTCTTGCAGTGTTATAATTTTTAAAATCGTATCCTCCATTTTTGATGTTCCATTATTTTTATTACCGGGCATATCAGTTAAGGTTGCAGTACATTTTGTAGCCAACGCACTCAATGATTCTATTTGACTAAGCTTTGAATTAATCTGCGTATCTAAATGTCTAGCTTGATTTAGATATTCTTCCGTTCTCATACTTTATCCTCCTATTCTTGCTTTTACTGCTTTCATCAATGCTTCTTGGGTTTTATCTTTTCTTTTTAAACTTTTCATAATATCTTCGTCAATAGTATTTTTTGTAATTAAATGATGAATCACTACCGTGTCTTTTTGTCCCTGCCTATAAAGTCTAGCATTAGTTTGTTGATATAATTCAAGAGACCATGTAAGACTAAACCATACTAGTGTGGATCCTCCACTTTGTAAATTCAATCCGTGTCCTGCACTTGCTGGGTGTATTAATGCAAGACCAATCATTCCCATATTCCATTGTTTTATATCATCTGCAGTTTTAATCTCTCTTACTTTAAAACGTTTTTCAATTCTTTCTTTATCTGCCTTAAACCAATAAGCAACAAGTACAGGTTTCCCATTTGCACTCTCAATTATTTCTTCAAGTTTATCTAACTTTTTATTATGAACTTCATAGAATTTTTTATCTTCATCGTAGATTGAACCGTTAGCTAGTTGAATAAGTTTATTTGAAAGGCTTGCTGCATTTATAGCATCTATCTCTTTTTCTTGAATTGTCATTACCATTTCTTTTTTAAACTTTTTATATTTAATCTGATCTTCTTCATCAAGATTTATTTCAAGTTCATTTAGTATTAACTCTGGCATTTTTAAGTACTCTGTAGATTTCATTGAAATTGTCATATCTGCGAGCCTACGATATATTCTTTCCTCAGCGTTTGGCTGTGGTTTATAAGAAAATATTATCGCGCCATTCCTTTTATCTGGTAGAAAGAACTCGTTCCTATAATGCGTTATATAGCGACCAAGCCTTTCTCCTAAATCTAGGACTCTAAACTCTGCCCATAAATCCATTAATCCATTACTACTTGGTGTCCCAGTAAGACCTACCACTCTTTCAAAGTAAGGTCTTATTTTTAATAAACTTTTAAATCGTTTTGAAGTATGTGATTTAAATGAACTGAGTTCATCAATAATTAGCATATTAAAGTTAAAGTCTATTCCACTTTTAGTTACTAACCAATCTACATTTTCACGGTTAATAATATAAATGTCTGAGTTTTGTTTCAAAGCTTTTAGTCTTTCTTTTTCATCTCCAACAGCAATTGAATATCTTAAGAGGTTAAGATGATCCCATTTTTCTATTTCTTCTTTCCACGTTGATTGTGCTACTCTTAACGGAGCTATAATTAGTACTTTACTAATTTCAAAACTATCATACATAAGTTCGTTTATAGCTGTGAGTGTTGTTATAGTTTTACCTAAACCACAGTCAAGGAACAAAGCAGATACCTTATGTGCTAAAATAAAATCTTTGGCATAATTTTGATAATTATGTGCTACATATCTCATCTAAGATTTCTCCTATCTTCTCTTTTTCATCAAGTGTGTATACTTTAAATCCTAATCGCCTTAATTGTTTCATTCTTAATTCTTGAAGTGGTCTTGGTTTCTTACCTTTTTGCTTAACCTCAACGAAACCAACAGTACCATTCTTCATCAATATTATTCTGTCTGGAATTCCAGTCATACTTTGACTATTAAATTTCAAACATAAACCATCTCTTCTATTAACTTCTTTTACTAAATGTTGTTCTATTAGGCTTTCTAGCATATTCTCCTCCAAAAGTGTAAGACCATGAACCCCATTTACCTATATTATATATATATTATTTTTTTATTATTATAGAAAGGTTATATATATGATTATCATAAGTCGTCATAACGTTGATATAATAAGGTTTTAATAAATTCTATGACAGTCTTCTTCTGAACTTTTTTATTTTTGTAAATCACACTCACTTTATAAAAAGTATTGAAATTGACCGTCATAAACTTACACTACTCTAAAAAATCAGATTTTAATTTTAATCCGTAAATAAAAGATCCTTTAGTCATTTTTCTTTTTCTAAATCCTTCACTCAAAAGTGCATTATAAAAGTCTGTAGTACTTCTCGTAAAAGCTCCAGTCCTCATGCAAAAAGCTCGGTACTCGGAGTAAAGCAGCCCACTTTTTTCAGTATAACTGATATCAATTTCACAGCATTCTTCTAAAAATTCTCCTAGCCAGTTATTATCCTCTTTGTATTTTTTAATAGCATCTTTTACTACTTTTGGTTTTTCTAGCTTAAAGTTAGCTTCGATTACTTCTTTCGATCCAGTAAGTATCCATTCTAAAATTGCACCTCCAGCATTTTCATAAAGGTAATCAGCATAGTTTTTGATGTCACCTTTACCTTTAATCTGTGCGTTAAAAGGAATTACAATAAGTCTTCTCCATGTTCCATTATCTATCGCACCTACTTTTGGCAAATGATTAGTGTAAAGAACAAGAGTGTGTGAAGGAACATAACTAAATGGTGATTTGAATTTTTTCTCAGCAAAAATTTCATCTGTCGAGCAGAGTTGTTTTACGTTTGATGTGTTCATTCTCATTGCCTCTTCAAGTTCAGCTGCAATAAGAAGTCGTTTCCCTTTTGCCTCTGCTAGTTCAGGTTTTACATTTCTTCTACATCCCACAGTTAGCATATCTGCAGATATATTCCCACTATAACTACCAAGAACCCTTGCTACTACATTCCAAAATGTACTTTTACCATTACTTCCCTCACCATAAGCAATAATTAACGCTTCGACATAAACCTTTCCAACAACAGCTAATCCTACTATTTTTTGAACATATTTTATGAGCTCCTCATCACCTAAAAAGAATGTCTTTAGTGCCTCTTCCCATAATTTCTTACCTTTACTTGATGGATCAATACTAGTCTGTTTGCTTATGAAATCATTGTAGTCATGCTTTTTTGAAAGACCCGTTTTTAGATTATAAGTTTTACTTGGTGTATTTAATAAAAACTCATCCCTATCAAGTAAAGTAGGTTCTATTTGAATTAAAGGACGCACTTCTTTTAGTGTAGACCATATATTTTTACTATCACGTCTTTTAATAGCATACTTCTCATAAGCTAAAGCTTGTTCATACTTTTCAACTATTCTTCTTTGGTTATCATCCAAGTTTTCCTTAACTTTCTTCATACCTAAACTTGTTATCATCGGCATAACTCCTGTGTCAGTTAATTGTTTTAGACATAAATTTATTTCATCATGTGCTTCTTTTAATTGAAGTTCAGTTAGTTCATGTGCCACAGCTTGTGCATTCGGTACAGACTCCTCCCAGTAGCTTCCGTTATAAACTAAATAATCGGTTGCTGGAGAGTATTTTATTCTGTCTTGAAACTCTCTAGAAAGAACTATAGCTTGACCTACATCTGAATAATCTGTAGGCTTAAATTTAAATTTCTGATTATAATCTTCAGGCTTAATATACCCTTCTTGACTAGAAATTTTCTTTCCGAACTTAGTTGCACTATACCAGATGGAGTTAAGTTCGCTGTCATCTAAAGGTGGTGTACATTTAGATGCTTGTTCTAAATACATAGAATAACTTTCATCAGTTACTCCATATCGTTTTATAATCTTTCCAGCCAAATGACTCATAGTAGAATTACGACTACCTTGTTCGATTACTGGTGTATGATCCTTTAATTCCAATAGCGTAAAAGCATCTGCAACTCCAAGTATTTCATCTAGATTCTTTTCACCATCAAACCAAATAACTTCATCAGTAATATTCCCAAAAATAAATCTTGAACAGTCTAATGCATTTTTATCAAAAAAGTTATATTTCTCATACACTTGTTTCTTAAAAATTTCACATTCATCTGATGTCAAAAATAACCTATGTGGGATATAAACATGATGTCTAGGTCGAGCTACTTTCCCATTCTTTTCTTTATTATCATTTCGACTAGGAACTACAACGTGACTCGCTCCTTCAAGCAAATACTCATAATCTTCTGGATAAATCCAATCATTTGGATTATCACTATGTTCATTATCACAATCAAAAACATCACAATCACACTCTAAGAAATTATCTTTATTTCGATAATTATTTTTAAAATTAGCACATACGTGATCAAAACATACTACCTCTTTTAATTGTTCTATATTTTCAATTAAACACTTAATATCATAAATACAATTCTTAGCGTTACTTTGAACGTTTGATCTATGAATAGTTAACCTCATATTACTTTACCTCCGTAAAATACTTTATAGTTTTATGATGTTTTTTAGCTACCTCAATTTCTACTTTCATACCTTTTGTGATATTGTCACCTAAAACCCAAATTTCACTGCATTTTCCAAGTAGAATGATATCCGCAAACATAGCATTTTTCCTATCTACTTCATTTGAATCATCCATAAATGGAAATAACACATGAGGTATTATTGGAATATTACCCTCCAGATAAGCAAGTCTTCCTAGCTTTATAGCCTTTTTAATATTCATTTCTATATCTCCTCTGTATGGAGCGCAAATATAGACCAAAGGTTTATAAGCATCTTTCTTTTCTTCTTTAATTTTCCTTTGACTCTTACTCATTGATTTTTTCCTCCCATTTTTGTTTGTACCACTCTAAATGTCGCTTCCTATCTTCATAGTTAGGAAAAGCGACCAAAAGTCCGATATCTACCTTTTGTAATTTTTCAATCAAGTTAATTTGAACCTCTGTTAAATAAGGTCGAATACTAGTCCCTTTTTCAAGATTATTCTCTAAACGGAATTGTTTAGCAGATTTTCCTAAAACAATACGATTAATCATGTCACATTCATTACTAAAATGATACGGTTTGGGCTTTTCATGTAGTAATTTGATATTTTCAGTTAATAAAGGAAATTCAGTTCTTGCTTTTACTAAAGACTTAATAAGTTCTTCCATTTCATTAAAACGTCTAATATATAATTCTTTAAATCTTAATGCTTTTTTCCCTGTGTACCCCATTACCAAGATAGTAAAACCGTCACGTGTTAAATAATAACAAGGTCGTTTTTGATTTTGCTTATCTTTATAAGACCCCAGCGCAAAATTGCGCTCAGCAAATTCTTTACTCAACCCAGAATTGGAAGCTGCTATATTTCGAATATCTCTTAAAACTTCTTTATGATTTTTCTCGAAAAACTCTGCCACATACAAGCTATCAACTCTTGCAATATCCTTTTTATCTGCGAATAAACCATATTCATTTTTTGGTATTAGTTCCTTCATATTGAACTACCTCCTGTAATTATATTAATGAGGAATATTGCTATCCCTCCATATCACAGGCAATAAAAAAGAGTGAGAATTTAACCTCTCACTCAAATTTTTAATCTTTCATATAAAACTCACACGTATATCCATCTGCAGTAAGTATCAATCCCTTTGCCCAATACGGTACTCGACTCATACTTTCACAAATATCTTCTAGCTTTGTATCCTCAGACGTCTCTATAATTATTTCATCATGAACATGGGCTACGATATTATAAACACTTAAATTTTGTAAAGCATACATTAGTATATCTCTAGATATAGCTTGTACTATATTCTCTACAAACTTAGGTCCGTAACTCTCTATTCTCTCCCACTTTTTAGCTACACCTACTCCTTCATAAGTGACTGATTCACCTCCAAATTTATTAATTTCAATTTTTGGTTTAATATATGTTAGTTTTCTTCCACTTGGCAGTGTTATTCTAAGTAATCCACTCCTACATTCAAACTCTATTCCGTGCGTTCTAGTCAAACCTTTCATAACTATCGCATCTTTTATAGCTTTATCTACTGCCCACCAAAGTGCTACTATATTCTGATTTGCTTCTCGCCATGATAAAACAAGTGGCTTTAATTCATCTTCTTTAAGTCCCATATCAAGAGCACCCATTGCAGTTAGTGCTCCTACTGATCCGCCGTAACCACACGCTAACTCTGCTATCTTACCTTTTTGTCTTAAGTCACCATTTATGCCATGTTTAACAACAGGAACACCAAACATCTGTGAAGCTGACATACAATAAATATCTCCACCTTTTTTAAACAGTTCCTCTCGCCAAGTTTCTCCCGCAAGCCATGCAATTACTCTTGCTTCTATTGATGAAAAATCAGCTACATAAAACTTCATATTTTCTTTTGGAACAAAAGCTGTTCTTATAAGTTGTGAAAGAATATCTGGTACATTATCGTATAATAATTCAAGAATATCTCCATCTCTATTTTTTATTATTAATCTAACCTCAAAGAGTTCTTTCATAGTATTCCTTGGTAGATTTTGCAATTGTACATTACGTCCAGAAAATCTCCCAGTCCTATTAGCACCTAAAAATTGAAACATTCCTCTACATCTATTATCTTCACAAGCCACATCTTTCATAGCTTGATATTTCTTTATAGATGATTTTGATAACTGCATTCTCAAAGCTAACGCTTTTGATACTTCTCCTTTTGTAACCTTAACAAGTTCTTTAACTGATTTTTTATCTAAACTTTCAGTTTCAACACCTTGTTCACTCAACCAACCTTTTAGCTGAACTACTGAGTTTGGATTTTCTAACTCTGTCAAAATTTGTAATTCACTCATTAACTTCGTTCTTACTTTGTCATCTAAAGTTATCACTCTGTTTACAAAATCTAAGTCTACTTTAATTCCTCTATCATTAATTTCTTGGTCTAAATTATACTCTTCCCATATAAAATCGGGTACTGGAAACTTCATAAGTTTACATTGTATTTCTTTTTCTGTATCAACATCACGAATATTATAGGTTTTAAAAGCCTCCCATTTTATTTTATCGTGATATGGAAAGTTTCTATTTCTAAATCCATTTGATTTCGTCGGGGTACAAGGTACACAAAAATATCTTATCAGATCTTTACCTTCGATTAATTTTTGCTTCTCAAGACCTAATACTTTCCCTACACCTTCAAGAGAAAATGGCAACCCCATATATGCACTCCAAACCATTGTACATCTCCAGCTTTTTGGATTTAAATATGTTCCTTTAGGTAGTTTTAAAAATCTGGATAAACATATTCGTTCAAACTGTGCATTAAATGCCCACTTAATAACATTATCATCTAATAACGCTTGTATTATCTCTTCAGATAATTCTTCTCCATTTGCTATATCAACTATCTCAGTTTTACCTCCATCTATAGAATATGCAAAGAGGAGGACTTCAAAGTCCTCACTCTCTACATATTTATATACCCCAGACTTTGATATATTGATACTAGAGAATGTTTCAATATCAATATTTATAGTCTTCATTTTCTTAATTTCTCCCTTATGTTTACATACAAGTCTACTAACTCTGATATTATAAACTCACCAACATAGGTCGCAGCAAGTAAAACAATCAATAGATTAAGTATCTCTGAAATATTCATTCTTTCATCCTCCTAAGCTAAGAATTCTTCATCTTCTTCAGTTGTAAAATCATCACTTGCACTACTACGTCCACCTAGAGGTTCACCATCACGAAGTTTTTGAATATTTCCTAACCCACAAGCAATTCCTTTATTTCCATTAGAATTAAATGCATAAAAGTTAAGTGATACTCTACCATAACAACCACTATAAACTTCTGAGCGATCTAATATTGGTTGCACGTTATTATCTACAATTTGAGGTGCTGTAGTTGAGTTTGCATTAATAAAATAATGTCCTTTGTATGCTTCATCTTCTCTTTCTATATCCCCATCACGTAGTGGTAATTTAAGTGTAGCTTTATTAGGTTTTTTTCCTCCAAACTTCGCTAATCCGTCTTCAATTGCTGCATCTACTGCTTTATGCACAGCATTAATAGTTTTAGTATCTGATTTTGGAATCAATACTGACACACTGTATCTTTCCTTACTACCATTAATTGAAACTGGCTCCCATCCGTTAAAATATGAAAATCTTGTGTTTACTCCTGTTACTACTTTTGTATCTTTTATTGCCATGATTATTTTTCCTCCGTTACTTTAAATTCTTTGTTTACATCATGTTTAACTATTTCTTTTCTTTTATCACTTTTTAAAACAAGCGTTGGTTTACCTTCTGGTTTTACTACATAATCTCCTAGAAGTTCATTGAATTTATCTTTTCCTAATAATTTTTGAAGTTCAGTTAATGTTAGTAAACTTGTTTTATAGATATCGTTATATCCATTTTCTTTTAATATCTCTGCGACTCTTTCTTCATCCTTAATTTTCCTAATAGAGCGACCTTCTACTAATTTATAATTCGACCATTCTTTATCATTCTCTAAGGTTATTTTAGTTGCATATTCTTTTATTTCACTAGCCCATTTCACAAGATCATCAATATGTTCTAGTACCTCTTCTATCTCAGCATCATTTAATAGATGAGGTGAACATAGTTGAAACCTCATAAGTTTATCATGATAATCTTTTCGAGCACGTAGTACAACATTACAATTAGAAAACTGACACCAAGGTCCATAAGTTACAACCCCAAGTCCATTAAAAGCTAACTCTGCTTTTTCTTTGAGAACAGTATCCGCCCAATTTTTAAGTTCTTCTACTGATTTTTTGCTAGATGAAATATTATACTTTCTCGGTTGGAAAATAGTCATAACTACCTCATCAATATCATATAAAGCATCATAAATATTTAACGCACCTAGTGCATATAACATCATCTGTGGATTATCATCAGCACTTACTTCTACTCCACGACCGTATTTCAAGTCAATAATATGAAGTATTTTATCCGCAATTATTATGCAATCTCCAGTGCCAAATCCATCAGGAACATAATTTGAAAAGTCCAACCTTTGTTCGATTAAAACTATCGGATCTTTAGTAGATTTCTTAATATTTTCTATTGTTTCTACTATATAATTAACATAATCATCTGTATAGCTATCCATATCCTTATCAAAATATTTTAGCTTAGGTTTCCTAACTTTCTCACTCAATACTTTTCTTAGCTTATATTCAGATAGTCTATGAGCATCAGTACCTTCATTCGCTACTTCTGATACTTCTTTTTCAAAGAAGTTTTCTAATCTTGGTAGCGGTGGACAAGTAAGCCATCTATGAGCACTTGATGCATTCAATAAAGCGTGTTTTCCCATATTAAAGTTCCTCAGCTTTCTTCATTAGTTCAACGTAATGTTTAGCTTCAACTTCTGATAGCTTGCTTACACCATAAGTTTTAATTAACTCTCTTACCTCTGCTTGCTTACCTTCTTGGGCTTTTTTAGCTAGTACTCCACGTACTTCTTCAAGTGAGATTGTTTGATCTTCTTTAGTAGCGTCAGTTAACAATCCAGTACTCTCATCTTCAACTAATTTTGATTTTTCTTCAACAGAAGTTTGTTCTAATTTTTCCTCAGCCATTACTCCACAAAGACTTTGAAGACTATCCGCTAATCGTCTTATATCCTCTATAACACTAAGCAATTGTTTGGTTTGACTCATATAGATTCACCCCTTTCTTAATTTCTTTAACATCAACCGAATGAATTGTCTGACCGGGTTTTAGTAAGTACACTTGTGTATATTCTCCAAATAACCACTGAACAATTTTTCTAGGTATCGTTATTCGAGATGCTTTTAAAATCTGAATCTCTTTATGATTTGAATCCGATACATTGATTATAACTTTATGTTTCATCAGTATCCCTCCTATTTATAATTTGTAAGTTATCCCCTACATATCTTAGGCAAAATAAGAAGGAGTATTTTTAACCCCTTCTTATTATTTTTTTATTAAATTTTCATTCTTAGTTTTTCCAATGCTTTTTTATGATACTTTGTTACCATAGCATTAGATATTCCCATTTCAGCTGCAATATCTATTTTCTTCATATTTTCTAGATAGATTTTTTCAATAACTAGTTTCTCATTATCAGTCAGTATTTCAAATGCCGTTAGCATTTTATCTGTCCATTCAAATTCTGTATTTTTTACAACCATATTCTCTATAGCAGATTTATCAGAATTAACTAAATCTGCATCTAATGATAAGTTATAATTTCTTGGAAATTCCTCATTTTCATAATAATCTACATCTGATTTTTGAGGTTCATAGCCATAATTATTTTTAAAATCATCTATAAAATTTTCTCTCCAAGCTTTTATTATATCTTTTTCTTCTTTTGTTCTTTCTGGTCTAGCATTTTTACAATTATTATAGACCTCACTATCATCTATCGAATGAAGTAATTTTATATCCGCTTCTGTGATTCCATCTTTATCAATTTCTAAAGTATATTTATCACCATTTGCAAACTCATAACTATAAGTCATTCTATCATCTTGATAAGTTTTTCTAATTCGTAGTGTAATAAATCTTTTATTTGTTTTTGTAATAATCACCATAGTGACCTCTTTTCCACTCAGGTGAGATCACAAATGAAGTTTTATTACTATGAGACTTCTGTAGTGTAAAAAATGGCACACTAAAATTACGGAAAGCACATAGAATTTTAAATAAGTTAGCAAAATAACCTTTATCGTTATCTCGGACTTATTTAATTGGTTCATCTGTATCTCACCGTCTTAGTGGCCACTATGACTTTTTGAGTAATTATATTTTTAAGAAAATTATCTCCTCTATAATTTATAAACAATTTCTATATTATTTACAGTTAATGCGAAAATAATATCCTTATCACAAATTTCTACTTTGACCTAAGATATTTTTTCGTGATATAATAGATAAAAAAGGTGAAATATTATCTGTGATATTTTTATTTTACATTATCTATTTATATGTATAGGTTTAAAATGGTTAACTATGGTTATCCATGGTTAAAATATAAGGGAGGAACTTGATTGGAATTTAAAATATTTTTTAATATATTAAAAAACAGAATAAGTAACGGGGAGGATGTCCCGTCATTTATGAGACACCTTATTTCTTTAATTACTGATATACCTGAAAAAGATTGGGATGCAAAAAAAGATCCAAATAATAGAGTTAACGATAATACTTTGAGAAATTATTCAAAAAAAAATATCTCAAAAAAATTAGCTCAGGGAATTATTTATAGCTTAGATAGCGACAACTTTAAAAGCGAGTTAGATGAATTATCACAAAATGCTAAAGAGTTGTTAGTTAACGATTTCCGACCTTATGAGCCTTCTGTAAATGTGTCTAATATTTCGGAAGTAGCTACAAATATTTTTGTCGATATCATTAAACATGCTGCCGGTATGGTATCACAAGATACTCTCGAAAAACAAAAACAACTAAAATCTTCTATAGATTTAAAAGAAAAATATGGAAAATATTTGTTAAAAGAGTGTGCTAATCACTGTGCTATGACTGGGTGCGGCAAGTTGCTATTTGTATCTAGGGAAAAAAATATTGATGATGTTTATGAAATAAGTCATATAAACAAAAATAAAGAACCGACAATTGATAATTTAATTGCACTCTGCCCACACTGTTTCGCAATATATCAAATGGATAACAGAAAAAAAATAACAAAAGAATTAATTACTAATAAAAAAACACTATCTAATCATTTTGAAAGTATAATAGACCTTAATAGTATGCAATTAGAAAAAGGCTTAACCGACGTCATTCTAAATTTAAAAAAACTAAAAGGAGAAGATTTACTACCTTTGACAATGAATCCAATAGATATATCTTCTAAAATTAACAAAGAAAATAATTTTCATCTTTATACGATGGTAAATAACTATGTTACCACCTATTTTTTTAAAATCCGTGAAATATTTGAAAATTTGGATAAACAAAAAAAAATTGATTATGAAGATTTATCTTATCAAATAAAATCTGCTTATAAGAAGTTAAATAAACCAAATAAAACTAAATTTGAAATTTTTAAAGGACTATCAGAAAAAATACATAAAGTAACATTGCAAGAAGAATTTTTTTGTGATGCAATAACTTGTTATTTTATTCAAAGTTGTGAGGTGTTCGATGCAATTTCCAAATAAATTATATTCATATCAAAAAAGTACTTTAGCTCTACTCCCTAAGGTTTTAAATGAAATTATTAATGGAACCACAAATGTTGTGGTTTTATACTACGCTATAAGTACAGACTTAGATAATCCATCAGATTTTTTATCTGTCATGGATTGTTTATATGCTCTAAATGCTATTGAAATGACTGATGAAGGTGAGGTAATTATATGCTTGTAGAAATTTTTTCTCCTGTTTTTAAAGAAAAAAATATCATTAGATCTACCATAAAATTTAAAAATGGTCTGAATGTAATTCAAGGGGATAACGGTGGAGCTAACTCTATTGGAAAATCCTCTGCACTTCTTGCGATAGATTTTTCTTTCGGTGGAGATGCTTATTTAAATAGCGATGGTGTAAAATACTTAGGTAACCACGTAATTTATTTTTGTTTCAAATTTGAAAGAAAATACTACTTTGCTAGAAACACAGAGAATCCTGACGAAATAATTATTTGTAATAAAGAGTATACAGAAACAAATAATACTATAAAAAAGAATGAATTTTCAACTTTTTTAATGGAAAAATATAATACTTATGAATCTGATTTTAGCTTTAGACAACTTGTAAGTACTTATTTTAGAATTTATGGAAAACATAACATAGAAGAAAACTATCCTCTTCAAAGCTATAGAAATCAATCTACAAAAGAATCAATAAAGATACTATTAAGTTTATTAGACTACTATAGTAAAATTAAACCTTATCATGAAAGACTCGAAACAGAATCTGATAAACTAAAAACATTTAAAAATGCTAGAAAATACAGTTTTATTCCTAATTTAGTAGGCGGACTTAAAACATATGAAGCTAATCGAGAAACACTTAAAGAATTAAAAGCTGAATTAGAATCACTGACTGATAGTAGTAACAATACTAATACTCAAGTAACTCAGGATGATATCGATAAATCTAAATATTACGAAGAATTAAAATCAAATAAACTCTTTTTAGAAGCACAACTTGAAAGACTACAAAGAAGACATAATCTACTTAGTGTAAGCTTAGAATGCGGACTAATGCCTACAGAAGCTGATATTCAAGGATTAATTGAATTTTTCCCAACTGCCAACATAAAAAAAATTTTTGAAGTTGAAAATTATCATAGAAAATTGTCAAAAATTTTAAATACTGAATTTGAAAAAGAAAATGAATCATTAAATATAGAAATTAATAATTTAAAAAATAATATTGATAAAATCAATTCAGAACTCTTATTTAAAAAAATTAATAATAAATTTTCAAAAGAATTCTTAGACAAATATTCTGCTCTACAAAGACAGATTTATACGCTAGAAAAACAAAACGAAGCTTTTAAAGAAGAGAAAACTCTATCAAACTTAAAACAACTAGCAAAAGATAAATTAGAGAGTAATCTATCAGATATTTTATCTAATGTAACTTTTGAACTAAATAAAAAAATGAGAGAACTAAATGACAAGATATACAAAGAAAAAAGGAATTCCCCTCATATAGCATTGAAAAATTATAATAATTATAATTTCTCTACTCCTCAAGATTCAGGAACAGGAACTAATTTTAGAGGACTAATTCTTTTTGATTTATCTATGCTATATTTATCTTATTTACCTGCTATTTCACATGATTCTCTCCTATTCAAAAATATTGATGATGAGGGAATCGATGGAATTATAAAAATTTATAATGAGGTTTATAAAATAAACAAGCAGATATTTATATCTTTTGACAAACAAAGCTCTTACAGTCAAAAAACTTATGAAATTTTGAATAATAACTGCGTATTGCAACTAGGAAATAGTGGAAATGAATTATATGGTAAAGCTTGGAACAAGGAGATAAAAAATGAAACTAACTTATAATAAGCTATGGAAGTTATTAATAGATAAAGGATGGACAAAGACAAAACTACGAGAAGAAGCAAAAATCAGTTCATCTTCAATGGCTAAACTAAATAATGGAGGCAATATTACAACAGATGTTCTTCTTAAAATATGTAGTGCTTTAAATTGTGATATAAGTGATATTATGGAAATTATAAAAGATAATAAATAAATAAGTTTTTTTAATGGGTTTTTGAAAAAAAATCTATTTACCTCATTTAAAAATGATAGGTAATAAAATAAAGTAAAATAGTTATAATCAAAAAAACAGGAGATTTAAATGTCAAAAATAATAAACGAATACTTTTCAAAAAACAGAATCCATCAACAAAGTGAAAAAATATTTGTCAAGGATTTTATTGTCCCTATAATAGGCATTGAAAAATTAGAAAAACTAAAATCTCAAGAAGCATTCATTGATTGTTCTGGAAAATGTAGAAGAATTGATTTTTCATTTCATGATGACGGTTTTCATAAAATAGCTTTTGAAATTGATGGAGAAACTTATCACGCTGAGGGAGCTATATCATCAAATGAATTTGATGATAGTCTATTAAGACAGAATGAACTAATTCTAAATGACTGGATTGTTATAAGATTCTCCTATACTCAACTACAAGATGCGACAAAAAGAAATTATGTTTTTGAAACACTAAAATATGTTATACAAAAGTATCGACCTGATTTGCTACCTTTATCAAAAATAGAAGCTAATCCAATTCAAAGTAAAGCATTAAAAAATTTAGAATATAGTCGTTCAATAGGTAAAAAAAAGGGGGTTGTAGTTATGCCAACTGGTACTGGTAAAACATATCTTTCAGCTCTTGATATGAAAAAGTTTTTTTCTACTGCCCCCTCAACTAGCCGAGGATTATTTATAGTTCATAATTTAGAAATTTTAAATCAAGCTCGAAAAGCATATGAAAAAGTTTTTGGAAATACTATAATTTTCGGAAAATTAAATGGTAAAGAAAAAGACAACTTATCAAACTCGAAAATTCTTTTCGCATCAAAAGATACCTTAATAAATCCAGAAATATTGAAAGGCTTTAAGAAAAATGAATTTCATTATATTGTTATAGATGAAGTCCATCATTCTCAGGCTAATAGTTACAAGAAAATTTTTGAATATTTTACACCTGAATTTATGTTAGGTATGACTGCAACTCCTGATAGAAATGATCGTAGAGATATTATGGAGTTATTTGATTATCAAAAAATAGCTGAATTTTCTTTTCATGACGCTATAAATGCGGGTTTTTTAGTTAATATTGAATATCACGGATTAACTGACGATATTGATTACTCTAAAATAAAATTTCAAAATAATAAATATGATGTTAGAGATTTAGATATAAATCTTAATATTCAAAGCAGAAACGCGGCAATATTACAGAAATATAAAGAATTGATTAACGGAGATAAAACCATCGGTTTTTGTGTTTCTATAGAGCATGCTGATAGAATGGCTGACCTTTTCAACTCGAACGGTATTAGTGCAGTATCTATTAATTCTAAAAAATCAAATGCTGATAAATTAATTGATGACTTTAGAAATAACAATTATAGTGTGGCTTTTACAGTTGATAAATTCAACGAAGGAGTAGATATTCCAAATGTTAGAGCACTTATGTTTTTAAGACCAACTGAAAGCAAAACTATTTTTACTCAGCAACTAGGTCGTGGATTAAGATTATCAGCTGGTAAGGAGCATATCTTAGTTTTAGATTTTATCGGAAACTATCACAAAGCAAATAAAATTAGAAGCTGGTTATCTCAATCAACTTCTAAGGAAAAAAATAAAGACGGTCAATTCTCTGGTAAAATTTTCTATGACTATGGAAAAAATATTAATGTCCATTTTGATGATAAAGTAGAAAATATTATGAATCAACAGGATATTTCATCAACTTCATATACACGAGAAGATTTAATGGAAGAATATTATTCTTTAAAAGATAAGTTAGACGGTAAACGAATTAATCAAGATGATTGGAAAAATGAAAGTCTAATTCCTGTATCAAATATTATTCGAGTATTTAATAGTTGGCATAATTTCTTGAATGAATTAAATGAATTGACAGAGGCTAGTTATCACTATCCTCAGGGGACTTCTTTAGGCCATATCTTATATATTCTTAAACATATTCAGAATCAAACTACTGAACAATCATTAATTGCCAATAAGTATGTAAAATTAACAGGAAAATACGATAAAGATAGTCTTGGTAAAAAACAACGCCAAACAAAATATAAACTTCAAGCAATGATGCAATTAGGTATCTTGGTGGATAGCCGTTATACAAAATCTAATACCATTAAATTAACAGAATTAGGAGAAAAATTATTAAAAAATTTTTCAAATCTAATTAACTCTATCGAAATAGAAACAAAAGACTCCGAATCTTGGAGTATGTCAAAAATAGAATCTTTTTATAATATCGCAATATGCAATTACTTAGAAAATAATAATGATGCTAAAAAAGTATGGTATTCAATTTTGATGAGGTTTGATGCATTTGAACAACTACTCCGAGTTCTATACACCGAGTATCAAGTTAAATTAATTGATAAAGATAATTTATACGATAATTTTTTCAATAACCCATATACTCTTCATTATATTGAACTTAATGGTATAGAAATCCCCACTGTAGAAGCAAGAAAAAGAAGAATCCCATTTTTAAATAATTTAGCGGAAAGCATCGGATTAGTAACTATAAATAGATCTACAATCACAATTAATAAACTATTAATTCATCCTAAACTTATTAATTGTACAAATGAAAGAGAGTTCAATAGTATTTCTTTAGAAATTAAAGACCCTCAAAAAATAAAATTTTCTGATAAAACTCTTTATTTAAAGGAAATATTTGGCATGAATTTTGGAACAAAAGATTATAATTTTTCAAAAAACGATACTATATTTTACGAGGGAATCTATGAAAAAAATTACTATTAACTTTAAAAATGAGGATTGTTTAATTTTCTTGAATTCTATCCCCTCAGAATCAGTAGACTTGGTACTAATTGACCCTCCATACAATATCAATATCACAGAATGGGATAATTATGAAAATTATATTGAATGGGCCTCTAAATGGCTATCAGAAATATATAGGGTTCTAAAAAAGAATGGTAATTGTGTCATATTTGGTGGAATTCAGTTTCAAGGAAAAAAAAGTGGAGATTTATTAGAATTAATTCACTACATAAGACACCAAACTCAATTTAACATTGTTAATGTAATAATATGGTACTATAAAAATGGTATTTCTGCTAAAAGATTTTTTTCCAATCGCCACGAAGAAATATTATGGATAGTAAAAAGTAAGTCTTATTATTTTGATTTAGACTCTGTAAGAATTGAGTATAACGAAGAAACAAAAAAATTATATAGAAAAGATAAACGATTAAATCCAGAGTCAATTGAAAAAGGGAAAAACCCCACTAATGTTTGGGAAATTAGTAGACTAAATGCTAATTCTAACGAGCGCGTAGGTCATCCTACTCAGAAACCAAAAGAAATCATAACAAGGCTAGTGAGGTCCCTTTCTCCCGAATATGGCACTGTACTAGATTGTTTTGCAGGCTCATGCGTGAGTGGCCTAGTCTCTATTTGTGAAAACAGGTCTGCACTTTTATGTGACATCGATTCTACTTCAAAAACATATCTTGAAAAGCAATTTAAGAATAACAACCTTAATTTAAAAAAATATCTAATATAAATCTTTTCTATTGAATAGAGTGACCAACATTTAAATCACAATATTGGTCACTCTATTCGTTTATTTTATATTTCTATTTTTTATCGTATCTCTTTTTTTCTATCCAAATCTCAATCTCTTTATCTGAAGGTAACCTTCGCAAATTATACTTATGTACAATATTAATTAATTCATCTTGAACTCGACGAAAAGTATAATTGTTTACAGCAAACTTTTCATCTAAATACTTAAATGGATCAGCATCTAAAGACAATTTTTCATTTATTTCTGTTGGCTTTCTATAAGTAATATAGGCACTCAGAGGATTAGTATCATTTAAGCTATTAGTGTGAAAAGTCGAACCTCTTTCATTACCTACAAACTCCACAAATTCAAATCCTAGTCGATTAATCATTACGTCTCTCAAGTTATTCCATATTGTATCAAATTTTGATTGGAACACTATTGTGAAATACGCTCCTGGTTTAAGAACTCTATATACTTCACTAAATGCTTCCTCAATCATATTTCCCCATATTTCAGCCCACTCAGCTTTTTTGTCATAATCCATCGGAATATTCACCTCATTTTCAAGATCTTCCTTTTCATCTAACCATGCTGAATAAAATAAGTTTAACTCTGCGTAAGGTACAATTCCTCCATATGGTGGATCAATAAAAGCGTAATCAAATAAATTATCATCAAACTCTAATTTTCTTGCATTTCCTTTAATTGATTTTACATTTAATTTTTGTTCTGATTTCATTAACTCATCTATAAAAATATTACACTTTAGTATTGTCTTGTATTTACGAGTAAATACAACTAATACATTCTGTTCTTTTCCAATAGGAGGAATATGATATACATTCTTAATTCCTGAAGTTTTAAATAATCTACTAGAACTTCTAAATAATGATTCAGTAAATACAAATTTTAAAAATTTTTTAGTAGAATTGCTCCTAATCTCTGTTTCAATATAGTTATTTAATATTTTCAATGCCAATAGGTTCCGTTCTGAAAATAAAGCCCCCACTTTCGAATGTATTGGAAACCCTGGCCACCCTCCTACTCTCGGATAACTACGATTATATACAATTTTTTCAGAAGGTTCCCATAAATTAGGATATTTTTCCTTCACTAATTGAAGTTTTTTATTCCAAATTTTTATATCTTTATCTGTAACTTTTCTTTTCTCCGTGACAACTTTTCCTGATTTTATATCTTTATATTTAAGTATTACTTCAACTGGTCTCCTATTATCAATCTTCAAATCTTTAGTAGTTTGTTCAGCAATATTAAATACATTTTTACAATTAGGGCATAAGTATTCTGAGCGTTTCCCTGTTTCATTATTATTTAAATCAACTTCTATCTCACAACACCTACATTTATAAATATTAGAAGATATAATAGTTTGTATTATACCTAGATGTCCGTCATTGCTCTCAACATAATAAAGTTCATCGAAAATTTCTTCTAAATTTTTCAATAATTTTTTGTATTCAACCTCTATTTCTTTTCTATCAAATTCACCAAATATGTTTTCTTGAATAAAATTCGCATATGGACTATCATCAATCAAAACTGCTTTTCTATTTTCTATTGCTGCTGCAATTCCAGTAGAACCACTACCTGAAAAACTATCTAAAACTACAGCACCTTCTTCAGTATACTTTTTTATAAATTTTTGAATATGTGGATAATATATTTTACTAGGATACGCGATAGATTTAAAAACCATATTTGATTGTCTTCCTGAATCAGTTAAATCCGAAATTTTCCTTAACGAAACATTATTGGGGACCATCAAATTTGGATTAAAAAAATTTTCTTTCATTATTTAAAATCTCCTCCTAATTTTTGTTATTTTAATTTGTAAATAAAACCTTAATTCACATTTATTTAGTTTTTCTTATGATAAATAATTTTCACTAGTAGACATAAATCTACTTTTTACTGCTATAAATTATAGCATAAAAAAGAAAATTAGTCATCTACGAAAGTAAGATAGAATTACTTACTCAAATTTATATTTTCTACATTTTTAACCCCCTACATTTTTCCTAATAATAAATAAAATAAAAAGACTTAGTTCTTCTTGACTAAGTTCCTACTCTTAATTCATATTTTTTTAGTACTAGTTTTCAATTCTTAGAATATCACTTCTCGTTTTACTTTCAATCTCAAAGAATGTTGATTTTCTAAATGTTTTAGAAGATTTTCATTTCTTCTTTCTACTTTATACGATTACTGATACAAAGAAAAAATTTATAGAAATTGTATTAATATCCTTCATTATATTTCATTCCATTCTAATTCATTAAGATACTGTTTTAATAATTCATACTCTTCTTTACCAAGTTTTTTTAGTAATAACATTTGATTTTGTATTTTTTCATACACTACTCTCGTCCATATTCGTTCTTTACTTTCAGTAGACCATTCTAACTGATTCTTGTATTTTAGGCTTGTATCATGACTTCCATAATATGGTATTAATTCCGAATTAGGATTCCTTTTCTCATCACAAAATATTACCTTTATTTTATTTTTCATGAGCTCATTTAAAAGCACGGCGGTAATAGATACCGCTGTGCTTTCAATAATAATCATGTATATTTCGCTAAGACTAACTTTCCTAGTCTCCGCTTCTTTTCTAACTGTTAGAAAATTCAAGCTATAATCTAGCTTTGCTCTATCTCTAACTATTATTGTTCTCCATGTCAT